TATCATCAGGTGGATGGGCTATGGTCAGACATGGCAAGACTTCAAATGTAACGTCCACATCTCCGGCAGAAAAGGTCCGCAAGGTATCAAAGACATCCTTCCAAGACTCTCTACAGAAGCACGAAACACAATTACCATTGAAAACGAAGAAAATGCGTGGGGACTCGAATCCATACTCGAGCTAAGTAAACATGTAGCACTAGTGATAGATATACATCACAATTGGGTGCGTACAGGAGAATATATTGCACGAGATGATGTTCGCATTAACCGTATTATCGATAGTTGGCGGGGTGTCCGTCCTACTATGCATTACAGTCTTAGCCGTGAATCTTTACTGGAAAACGCTAGACCAAGTGTACGACCAGACATGGACACACTACTTGAACAAGGATACAAAAAAGCCAAACTAAGAGCACACAGTGATATGTGTTGGAACCATGCCTGTAACGACTGGGCATTGAGTTTTTGGGATGACTTTGACATCATGGTAGAAGCAAAGAATAAAAACTTGGCTAGTGCACAATTATATCAACACTACTTAATGCAAAAAGACCCATTTACAAGTAAGGCAGCATAATGGATTATGAAAGCGATTACAATCTAGTTCGTGAACAAGAAGATGATAAGATTCAAACATTTTATCTAAATGGCGAAGAACATAAGTTTCAGTGTATCCCAAACAAAACTACAAACTTTGATATTTTTATGTTAGCCAATCCTCAGATTAGTATGGAAAAGGCAACAGCAATTTGGGACTACTATCGTACAATGTTTATTAGTGCTAAACTTACTGGCGAATCGTTAACAAGTTTTAGAACAACCCTACAACGTTTTATTGAAAACAAATCGTATAATGATAAAAATAGTTGGGGACATCGCACTAGACAAGATGACATTAATAGTTATATTGGACTTGCACGTTGGTTGGAACTACAGTTTAATGTAGATACAACAGTTCAACAATTAAACGAAAACACAAACATTAAAACACTAGAAGATGATGCAAGTCGTATACTAGGTACTGTTCCATTTAATAATTACATCAGTTACTTTACAAACGATGTACACAAGAAACTAAAAAATCCTGCAGATTACGATAGCAGAAAACTATTTGTACGTAGTGTATATGAATATACACACAAAGAAATCAGATGGTATGTATGTGCAAGCGAATACGGCGCAGTTAAAGTATGGGTACACACAAAACACAATGCATTTTTACCTATGTTTGAAAACCGTATTAAGAATGGTACTACTATTAACGTAGTAACAAGCAAAATATTGCATAATATTGACAACACCACCCCATATATTAAGATTGAGAACTTTTTCTTAGAGGAATAATCACTAAATATTTTTATGAGAGTGATTATTTTTTTATTAGCAGCCGCTATCAGCGGCTGTAATGCTGTTAGTACTAACGATAGTGTTATTACTGCACAGCCTTATGTAGGTTTAAAGGAACGACAAAATCGTTCAGAGTTAAAGGAACTAACAGGCGTAGATCCTGTGCGTACAGAATGGTGTGCAGCATTTGTTAATAGTGTACTAGAGATAGATAACATACCAGGTAGTGCAAGTGTAAGTGATAACCCATTGATGGCTAGAAGTTTTCTCGATTGGGGAGAGCGTGTAGAACGTGTAAACATACAACGTGGCGATGTTGTTGTATTTCCAAGAGGCAATCAAGGCTGGCAAGGACATGTTGGCTTTTATGTGGAAACAAGACTTGTAGACAATACTGAATATTGGGTAATACTTGGTGGTAATCAGAATAACGAAGTTCGATATGACTATTACAAACCGAATAAGGCTATTGGAATACGCAGATATCCGATAAATACTAATGCTCAATAAGAGCTTATGGGGACATCACCCCGTAGACCTAGAACGTCAAAGGAGAAAACAAATGGGAAGACCACTAAACAAAAGATTTTTCGGAACACCAACAGCAGGCGGCAACGAAATCAAAGTACAATTTCATAACGGTACAGCAAGTGTAGCAGGATGGATTGTAAAACAAAAAGCGTCAAAGCGTTTTTTATGTTCAGACGGCACTAACACTGCAGTTTGCACACTAACAGATGCAGCATCAGCAGCACTTACAGCAGGTCAAATGTCAATTACAGTGTTAAATGACTCAGGCAACCAATTGCAAGTTACTAAAATTTCTGGAAGAAAAGTTACAGCGAATGATGGAAACACATATCCTTGGAACTTCGATGCAGATCTAACAGATGGCGGCGCACAAATTGAAGAAGCAGGTGATGATTCAGCATTAACTAATGCAGACGACCTCGAAGGTGATGAAGCACCATAAGTTTTACTAAAAACTTTACACCCTTGGATAAATAGTATTAACAACTATTACCAAGGGTGTTATTATGAAGATTTATGAATTTACACAACTTAACGAAGAAATTACGTTAGAAGATACACAAGACTTTCACGAAGAGTTTGGCGAACTAGGATATGCAGAAGAAGAAGGCGTATTTGAAGCAGAGTATCAAGGACGTAAAGTTAAACTAAACAAGCCAATGCGTGGTGATGTTAAAAAGTTTAAAGTATACGTTAAGGATCCTAAAACCGGTAACGTAAAGAAAGTTAACTTCGGTGATCCTAATATGCGTATCAAAAAATCTAATCCTGACAGACGTAGAAGTTTCCGTGCTAGACATAATTGCGATAACCCTGGTCCAAAGACTAAAGCACGTTATTGGTCATGTAGAAAGTGGTAATATGAAAACCAGTGAGATACTAGGAGAGAAATGGAGCGCAAAGTATAAGCGTTCAATTGACTGTAATAATCCGAAAGGATTCTCTCAACGTGCTCACTGTGCAGGACGTAAAAAGAACGAAGCAGTACAACAAGAACTTCCGATTGATTTAGATCGTATTAGAGATTTAATCCAACGTCTAGAAAGTAATCAAACAATTACACCCCAAGAAGCAGATGACATGCGTAGAGCAGCACAAGCACTTGCATCGGGTCGTTCTACAATATTACCTGATAGAATATTACAATTATTATCAATGGTGGCCTAAATGAAAATTAATCAAATTATAACAGAAGATGGTAAAATTGTTCCAGGAGTTAACACTACAGTAGATGTTAAGCCCGGTGAAACTGAACGCCAAGCCAGAAAGTTTTTTGGCGGCAACGGTAAACCAAAACCGTTGAGCGGAAGTAACACTCATAAACTTTTTAATATGGGATTAGTAAACGAAAATGAAATAGTAGACAAACATGCAACAACACCAGACCAAAACTTATTTGATTTAACTGGTAACATTGCTAATTGGAATGGTTGGGTTAAACACCCAAAACATGGCATACTTGGATTTTCTACAAATGACGGCGACGACGGTTCGCAAGTTCAACGCTGGTTAAATAATTTAGGCTATGAAGTAGAGCAAGACGGAGTAATTGGTCCACAAACAACAGCCGCATTAAATGATGCAATAGGTAAAATTCGCAGTGGAGAAATTTCCTTACAGCCAACACCTGCAGCAAAGCCAGCACCAACTAATACACCAACTACAGCAATTCCAAAAGCCAAAACATCAACTAGTAATGTTGATGCACTGAGAGCCAAAAGAGCACATGAATTTAGACAAAAGCTAAGAAGGTCGATTAAATAATGAAAGTAAATGAAATTGCTGAAAACATGAGCCATACTGCTAAACGTATTCACGATACTGAGCGTAAGAATAAAGTTAAGCCAGGAACAGAAGAATGGTTTAAGTTATGGTTTAGTTTACCTTATCTTAAAGAAGGTGCTGAAATAGTACTAGAAGGTTATAAACTACAACTAGAACGCAGCGATGATATGGATATACTGCATATTGTAGATACAAAAACAGGCGAGCGTACTGAAGTAAGAGGCAAGCCCGATTATGAACGTGCATATGATCCTGAAGATCCACTGCATCAATTGCTTGACAAAATTGGCAAAGCAAGTAATATTAGTGACCTAATCAATGGCGAGCCAGTTGGTATTAATCCAAAACATCCAGACGGTGATAGTGCAAAGGCAGCAACAGACAAAGCATTTAACGAAGATGTTAGTGTTCCTGAAAATATCTTTCATATGAAAAACAGACTGTTAAAAGTTAAAACAATAACAGACGCTATGGGCAATCGTCCTATCATGTTTAGAAGTTTTGTATATGATGCAGAACCTGTTGCAAAAATCATTAAAAAGGTAACTAACGATTCTGCTAGAAATATTAAAACAGGATCAAATCAAAAGCAGAACGAAGTTTTACAAAAACTTGGGATTAAAAATCCAACATTCGCAGCCATGGCCAACAGCAAATATGCAAATGTAAGAAGAGATTCATTAGAAGATATGGAAGTTTCTGGGATGCAGAATATTTTTATTCCAATGAGCAATGAAATATATTACAGTGATACTATTGAAGATTTAGGTATGGGTCGTAAAACCGGCGGACGTAATATTGCAGTACAATCAGACTTTGATGTAGATGCAGCGGCAGCGACTTATAAAAAAGGATGGCCTAGTGCTGGGTTTGATAACGAAATAATTGTTGACACAAAAGAATACTATCTCTTAAATTTACGTTCATTTTTACTAGAATTGACAAGTCCAGAAATCAAGGATAGAATAAAACGATTGAAAGCAATGTACGACAAATCATACAACAGACGTGCAGAAGAAAATCATATCAACGATATATTAAAAGACATATTCAAGACAAAAATAACTACATATGGCGATATATCACGCTGGATTGAAAATACGGCTGTTCCGTTTGTAGACATGCTTGCTGCAAACAGAGGCGAGCCAACACAATATACATATACTGATTACAACGACGATGATGATTGGCTCGATTTATTAGATGATCCTAAAATGTTTGAAAACGAACCAGGAAGCCTTGCACATAAAATTAACTGGGGCGGACAAAATAAACAACCAAAACCAAAGCAACCGAGACAATCTAATCAACAACAAAGTTGGTGGCAATCTCTTAAACAACGTGTAATTGGAGAAAACTTTGCTGACGGTAAGAAAAAAGGCAAAAGCAGACCAGGACGTGTAAAACGTGCAGGTGCTAGTTGCGATGGTAGCGTAACAGAACTAAGACGTAAAGCAAAAAATAGCAGCGGCGAAAAACAAAAAATGTATCACTGGTGTGCTAATATGAAATCAGGGAAAAAGAAATGACAGATTTGTACAGAATTTTAGAACTAGCAGGTTTAGAATTAACCGAAGACTTAGGATACAAAGATTTACAAAACGCTTTTGACAAAGTATACGATTATGTTGGCACAATAGGAGACAGTGCATTAGAATATCTTTATGACTATGCTCCAACATTTGACAATGCAATGGACTCGTACGGTGATATTGAATCTATTGCTAAAAATGCAAGCCAAGAAGAATTGAAAACATATATGGATGAACTCGAAGCAACAAGATATCAATTAGAGTTGGCATCATACTAAAGGTAAAAAAATGAAAAAACTGCTCAAACGATGGTGGCGTAATATGTTTCCTCAGTATATACTTGAGGTGAACCACCGTGGTGTTGAGCGTAGAATACACGTAGTTAAATTTACAAGTAAAAAACCAAAAAAATTGGCAGGCGTGAATATCGATGGCGAGACCTTCGAACTAGTAAACACTGAACCAATGAATTACTACGTAAAAGAGTACAGGGATGATTTGAGATGAAATTATCAGAACTTTTAAACATCGACTTCCCTAATTTGGAGGAAGCGATGAGCAAAGATGAAGTAGAAGCAGAAATAAAACGACGACAAAAAGAAGCGTTTATTGATGCTATGTTAGCAGCAATGCACCGTCTTGTAATGAGTAAAGGTAATAGACGTAGTATCAGCAGTTATGCATTTGATATTGGAAGAACATTTGGTGGATTTGATCACAGAGAAATCGAACGTATGTATCGTGACAAGTACATGGCTGAAAGTGAAGGTTACCCAACAGAAATTACACAGCCAATGTTAGATACATTAGAAAAACATTTAGATAGACTGTTTGCTGCAGTTGGAATTGACGTAGAATTCACACGTCATTTTTTAGATCGTGTAAACGACAAAAGAAATAAACAGCCTATTACACTAAAAGAGCTTGCAATTTTGTTTAAAGATGCTTATAATAAGTATGGTAAGCGAATTGCACAAATGGGTCCAGATGCAGAAGCAGTTATTAAAGATATGCGTAGTGATGTGAACGTACCGTTTGCATTAGATTGGGATAACAACAAACAAGAACTAGATTTGATTGCTAAAACAGTTATGCGTAAAAAAGACTTTAGAACATCTAACCCAGAATTACCGTTAAATTAAGAGGCACAATGCGTGTAGCAGTTTTATTAACAGGGCAACCTCGGCACTTAGAGCAAGGTTCGTTTTGGTTTAAAAATCATGTATTCCCAGCAGGCTGTGGAATTGATGTAGATTATTTTGGATATTTTTGGGACAACGGTGATGCAAATTTATCAAGCAGAATAGAAAATACTTATAATCCTGTACGTTATCATATACAAAATTATGACACAGTAATTAATAGTTTTATTGATCGTGTACAAAAGCGCAATAAAGAAATCAATGATTGGTCATATGTACCACAAGAATTTAAAAATACACACTTGTTTGGTGTTGAAAAACAACACATCAGCAACTATGCAAAAAACTTTTGGGGACAATATATATGTGCTGGTAAAATAAAAAATATGTTGGGTAATTTAGATGATTATGATATTGTAATTAGAACCAGAACTGATGTTGCATTTAAAAATATGGAAACAAAATACTGGGAAGATGCGTTTACTAACTTGCATCGTAATCCCATATTTGATGATAAACTATTTTCTCCTTGGCTATATGTAGATAGAGGAATACCACTTTTTGCTGACTTTGCCTTTATTAGTAAACCAAAAGTATGGCAACAGTTTAATGATAATATTGAAGAAAATTGTTTTAGACTAGCAACTGAAAATAAACAACTATGGTATGAATTAGAAGTAAGTAACTTTCCGCAACCTCCTCATTGGTTATGGAGTAAACTTGCAATGTATAATCGAACAAATATGTTAAGTTTTAGTGTTGTTTGGCCAATGCCGTTTGATTGTAAACTAATACGTTATGACGAAGATTTAAATTTATTAAACTTTGAGTACATTGAAAAAAGATTTAATCAGTTTCAAATTGAAAACCCTTTTAAAGGTTAATAAAAATTAAAATATTTTATAGTATGATATTTTGATCTCTCATCACAGTGATCAATTGGGCCTCTAAATTCGCTTTGTTTTTTCCTGTTAAAGTTTTTTTCATATAATATATGAAAATACTCCCATGGTTTTGAATTATAATCTACGGGTATTGATTCAGGAAAACGTATGATATTATGCTGTATTCTGTTTGTTAATTTAATTTGATAGTCATTGGATTTAATAGCCTTAAAAAATCTAATATGTTGTCCATCATCTACTGTAGAATATTTTGTTAGTAAGTTTTCTGCTAACATATTATTAACATTATTACTAGTCATCCACCAACCGTCGTGTAAACTTATTTTTTTATCAATTGGTGCTGTATTAATGTCATATGGCAAATCTTCTTTCCATTCATAACCTTCCCAGGCAAGTTCGGTATAAAAAACAGAATCAGTTGAACAGTGCTTAATAGCATTTATCATTTTATCATTGTTAGAAATTAAATCAGCAAGTACATCATATCTCCATTTAATAACGGCTGCATATTCTGTGTTTGAGTTTTTAATAAGTTTCTTTGATTCTGCTGCACTAAATGCTTGCGAAACAACATGAACAAATCTACAGTAGAATACATGATAGTGCCACCATTTATCAAATATATGATGAGGATTTTCAAAGTTATCAATAAAAAAGTTTGGATGTAAGTTTTTATTAAATTGTTGGTTTTCGATTAATGTTATAGAATCTTTAACCCAGTTATCATTTTTGAACTTTTCTTTATAATAAATTAAAAACTGATTGTGTATATCCGAAAACTGACTTATTTTATAATCAACAGGTTTAAAAATATCTATAGCACGATTTACACTTCCAAGATTTTCCCATGGCACTGATATTTTAGTAATTTGATAATCTATGTCATATGGATATAAACCATTACTATCCCAAAAATGACAATAATAATCAATTTGCAAGTTATTTCTTCTTGCAAAATCATCAAACATATGTTTAATATATTCTAGTGTTGGAGTTTTGTCTATTATTAGACCTGTGAGGAAAATTGCTATCTTCATGCTGTACTCTGATAAATAAGTGTATAATTACTTATCATGATACTTGGAGCGTCTCAATGAGATTAGAAAAAATACAATCAAACCCTGCAGCCAAACCACAACTCGTGAAAGAAGGCAGCGAATATAAAGTACTAGATGTTAACGGAGTAGAACGTAAAGTGTTCGAAGATATCGATGTTGCAAAAGCATGGATGAAAAGACATAGTACAGAATTAAAAGAAGGCACAGAGCCTACAGTTTACATGAGCGAAATCATGGAAGGTGTACTAGATGACACCGACGATGATGGATGGATGGCAAAAAGTGAACTATACAAACTAGCAAAGTATGCAATTACATTGCATGGCATGATTCAAGACAGTGACAACTTAGAACCTTGGGTACAAAGTAAAATCACTAAAGCAGCAGACTATATTGCTACTGTAAAGCACTACATGGAATATGTAGAAGCAACAGAAGGTCAGCCAGAAGTAGTAGACGATCTTCCTATTGAGGAAATCTAAATGCGTTTAACTGAGTTAGTAGAATCTAAAACTGTACTAAAAGAAGCAGCACCAATTATATTACCAATAATCGGCGCTGTATCTCCTCAAACAGCAGCACTCATTGCAAGTGCATTAGGATTAGGTGCGTTTTATACTAGCGATCAACTTAGTAAAATAAAAGTCGATTTTCCAGATGCATTTGAAAATTTTAATAATACTATAAACAATACTCAATTCAAAGCACTAGCGGGCAATCCGTTTATTGCAACTATGCTACTAACTCAGCAACTCATTAATAATCCAGAAAAGTTTAATGACAAAAACGCAGTAAACGATTTGGCTAAGTCAGTAGGTGCAGAGAGTTCAGAAATAAATGTTAGTGCAAGACCGGAAGTTACAGCAAAAGGTGGACATACAAAGCGTAATCAAATCAATGCGCAACGTGCATGGGATGCAGCATACGGTCAAACACACTTTCACACAGGCGAGGTCAATCCAGATGCGGGTAAAATAGATCCTGCGTTAGTAAAAGCCAATATTATGGCTCAGCCAGATTACTATGATCCCAGAGGTAAAGATCAAAGAGCAACACCAGCAAGTGCTAAAAGTCCTGATGCAATGACACTTTCGCCTGAAGTACGTTCTACAGTAGATCAAGCAGCCGACGAAATGAGTGCACAAATTGCAGCAGGTGAAGATCCTGCAGTTATTGCAAAAAACTTTGTAAGCACACTAAAAAGTGAAATTTCACCAGAAGACGTTCCAGATATTAGTGCAGCACCTACAGTAGGTCCGGCTGCCACAGATGCGCCTGCACCGCCTTCGTTTAGCAAAGGCGACGAAGTTTCATATACATCACGCAGAAATCCAGATGGTGCAACAGCAACATTTGTACAGAATTTAGACAACGGAATGGTACAGTTACAAAGAGATGGTGCAACATTTGCTATAGATCCGGTAAACATCGACACTACGCCTCCTGCTGCACCTGCAAAATCTCCAAGTGCACAAACAAGTGCTCCTACTATGACACCTAATACAAGTAGTGATGCTGCGCCAAGTGCACCAGAAAAAGATACAAGTATTAGTCGCAGCACTTCACAAACATTAGATGTGCCAAAAGACGATACATTAAATCCACCGGTTGCACAAGCACCGAGTGTTCAAATTAAAGCACCGGATCAACCGTTAGCGCCTGATCTTATAGGAGATATGCCTACAGATGCGATGCCAACAAGAAAAACAGACAAACCTATTAGTAAAGCAGCACAACTTCCATTGACTGCTCCTACTGGTATAAAACAACCTGCAATTGGATTAAATCCTCCTAAGGATACTACAAGCGATGCTCCAATTGCTGGCCTTCCAGATGTTGCAAAAGGACAAGATGCTACAAGCACTGATGCAACATCTGCAAGTCAGGCATTGAAAAAAGCGGCAGCCGCAGCAGGCATTGCAGGTGCAGCCGCGACTAATCAAAACTTAAATAGAAATCGTGGAGGTAAACGTGGTGGGAAAAAACGCAGACTCAGACTTCCAATTGGATTACCAAAATTACCAGGAATCAAAGAGCCAAATGCAACTGCAATGCGCTTTAGTCCTATTAAATTAGCAGATCCTTTAAAACTAAACAGATAACATTGGAAAATAAAATGAAAAATATTGAAGCAGCAAAAAACATATTAGACATTGCAAAAGAATCGAGAAACAAATTTGCAGTAACAGGTACAGAGTTTGATAAAGTTCAAGCAAATATGTATAGTGTATTTGAATGTTATGCACATGGAGTTATTAGTTGGGACACAACTAAAAAATATTTTCAAGAAAGCATTAAAAAATACTTGTCATTGCACAAAGGCAATATGCTTAAAGAAGAACGTGCTTCAATGAAAGAAGAATATAAGCGTATAGTAGTAGAATATAAAATTGCACTAGACGAATATAAAAAAGTTAACGAGCAAAAACTATCTAATAAACTACTAAAGCATGTAGGTTTTATTGGTGAAAGTGCTGCACAGGCACAAAGTAAAAAATACTACAATGAACGTGCACTAACAGAATCAGAACTAAAAGATACTACATCTCTTTCATGGGAACGTGTAATGGAAGCATATCCAAATCTTACTACAAAAGATGAAGACCGTATTCGTATGCTTACTATTTTCGAAGGTCCGACATTAGACACAACACAAATGATTACAACTGTAATGAAAGAAGATGACATTAACTTTAATCCTAATGCAGGACATATGGATCAACCATCACATCCACAAAATAAAGGATTAACAAAACGTTCAACAAGTCCACGTCCTAAACTACGCCCTAAAAACTTTGATCAAATTGTACAACGTGCAGGTATTCAAAAAGCATTACAACAAGCAATGGGAGAAGGTTATAAAGAACTACCTCCAATTAACAGAGATCGTTATCAAGAACGTGATGGACTAGAAGGACCATTTAGCACACTAAGTGGCAAAGTTGTATACTATGATCCAAAAGAAGGTGCATACTACGATCCAGACACTGACATGTATATGTCATATGATGAATTCCGTAAGTTAGACGACGACTACAAAGGTATGGAAGAAGGACATAGTCCACATCCAAAGGGTAGTGCAAAGTATAAAAAGCATATGGCTGCAATGCACGCCGGTATGAACGAAGAAATGTCAGACGATGAAGTAGATGCGTTCCACCGTGAACTAGACAAGATAGTACACAAGCATTTAGGACATAGTTCAGATGAAGTAGACGAACGTAAAATGACCAAATCTGAAAAAGCAAAAGAAGAACGTTTAAAAGACAAATACGACGACAGTGACATGAAAGCGTCAATGAAAAAGCAGTACGGCGATGATTGGGAAAGTGTGTACTATGCAACTATCCGTAAGCAAGCAATGAGCGAATGGAATGGCGACGACCAGTATCAAGCAGTTGAAAATTTCATTGGTATTGCCCTTGATACATTTGAACAAATGCTAGACAATGGAGAAGATGAACTTCGTGCTAGAGCAAAAGCACATGATTATCTCAAAGGCGAACTAGGAGACTTGGGTGTTACTCACGGTGATATTGAAAGCAAAGAATACCATGGCATGTTAGAAAAAGAAATAATCCAAATCATGAATCGTCGTGACAAAGGTATGCGTGAAGGTCATGCACCCGATCATAATATGCAAGCACGTATGAGATTAATGAAAATCTTAAATAAAGCTATCGAAGATAGTAAAAAGAAGCGTGGCATTGAAGATGAAAAAGATCGCACTGATGAAACAGTAGCAGGTGCTATTGCTGGTGTCGCACAGCCATTGGGCAAAATGCAACGCCGTAAAAAAACAGATGAAGCACATCCTAACAGTAAAGTATACGATAAGTGCTGGGACGGATATGAAAAAGTTCCAGGTAAAAAGCGTGGTGAACCAGGCTCTTGCCGTAAAAAAGACTAAGGATATATGAAAAAACGTATTGCGATATTAGGTTGCAGTCACACAGACTGGCAACAAGGATCCAGAGCACGTCGAGGCTGGGTAGAACAATTAGCAGTACAATTTCCAGATGTTGAGTTTCACAATTTTGCTCGTATGGGACACGGTTCTCTTTGGTTTGACTTTGTATTAAAGCATCTTATTGCAAACTATGAACCGGATTACTTCAGTGCAGTAATTGTGCAACTAACAGCACGTGGACGTTGGCTGTTTCCTTTAAGACACAGCGTTGACAAAGATCAATGGCTGTCACATGTTTTTAAAAAACGTCCAATTGGTAACTACTATACACATATGTTAAAGTCACATCGTGTAGTAACTACACAGCACGGTACGTTTGAAACTGGTAGTTATATACGAGATTGGGAACACGAGCCTTGGGCCTTCAGAACAGATACTGATATAGCCAATGATATAGGAAAACACTATCAAAATTGGCATCCACACGACAACTACGATAACTTTAGTTTACAGTATGAAGATCTATTTGGAGATACACTGCTAAAGTTATACAGACCACACTTTAGAAACTTTTTCTACTTTACATTTTTCAACAGTTATAGTCCAAAACCCGAGGAATATAAAGAATATCACGTTGGAAACATCGGACCGTCAAAACCTTTTGTACAATGGGCTATCGACAAACACGGTGAAGAAAAAGTAGTATTAGACATGTTTGATAACACCTGGCACACAAGCCAACAAGGTGAGGACATATTTGTAAATGAATATATACTGCCTAGCGAAATAGGCAACTACTTGAGGAGTTAATAATGTCTTGTAAATGTAACAACTGTCATTGTGATCATCACTGCGGTACCGAGTGCCCAACCTGTGCTAACGATGTATGTCAACGATGTGAATGCGAGCATTGTGCCGAACGTCCAATGAAACAAGTAGAAGAATGGCAATGGGCAGACAGTGGTGTAGAAATGGGGTTTGCTCACTGATGCATCCAGAAGAACAGGTATGGAAAAGTATCGATCCCAGTGATATGTGGGTATTAGATAAACTGATACTTGCTACAAAAATGGGATATCGTTGTGGCCCTGTTGGTGTACCAGTAGACGAGCCTGGATATTATATTGTGCGTCCATGTGTTAATCCAATTGGACTAGGATTAGGTACACAGATAGTGTACATAAACAACAGCACTGATCATCTACCACCCGGACACTTTTGGTGTGAAATATTTACAGGTAGACATTTAAGTGTAGATTATCATTGGGGCTTACAGGTACTGTGTGTCGAAGGTTTTAAAAGCAAAGACACGTTTACTCGTTGGAATGAATGGAAACGCACAAAAGATTATGTGAACAGACCCAGTTTGATTATGCCGTTTTTACAGCGTTACGAGTGGGTAAACTGCGAGTACATTGACGGTAATCTAATTGAAGTTCATCTGAGGCACAACATAGACTTTGAAGGTGATGTAGATCATTTTATACCAGTGTGGGAAGGTGACAGTACATACCCACCAGATGGTTACAGATATATAGATTATCCGGATATACACGGGCGGATTGGGGCCTTTGTTAAATAAATACCAATACATAAAACAAGGAATTGTAAAATGGCAGTAGAAGATTTTGAATTCGATTTTACAGAAGAAATGGCAATCGAATTACTACGTGGAAACGAAGAAGCAGAAGATTGGTATGACGCAATGTGTGAAGTTCTTCCTCTATGGGAAGTAGACACACCAGAACGTGTAGCAATGTTTATTGCACAATGCGGACACGAAAGCAACAACTTTAAAGTACTAAGCGAAAACTTGAATTACAGTGCAAAAGCACTCAATGCTATTTTCCCAAAGTACTTTGAAAGGGCAGGTAGAGATGCTCAAGAATATCACAGACAACCTCGTAAAATTGCTAACGTCATTTATGCCAATAGAATGGATAATGGGGATACTGATAGCGGTGATGGTTGGAGGTACCGTGGTGGTGGAATACTACAACTTACAGGACGTTATAACTATACTCAATTCGGAGCAGAAGTAGATATGACACCAGAAGAAGCAGTAGAATATGTGCGTACCAAAAAAGGTGCATTAGATAGTGCTTGCTGGTTCTGGGATACAAATGATATTAACAAGTATGCAGATGCTAGAGATATCAAAGGTGCTACAAAACGCATTAACGGTGGCTATATTGGACTAGAAGATCGTAAGAAGCATTACGAACACGCAATGGAAGTGCTAGGCGGACATTGGGAGCCAAGCAAAATTGTATACGAAACAGTGCGTTTAGGATCACGTGGTCCAACAGTACGTGCAGTACAAGAAGAATTGGAAATTGGTGCAGACGGAATTTTTGGACGTGGCACTGAAGCACATGTAAAAGCATGGCAAGAAGAAAATGGACTTACACCAGATGGTGTTATGGGTCCAATTAGCCTTGCTATGTTGTTTGGAGAAGACTAATGGCAGAAACAGATGATAAAGGTAAATTAGAAGTAAGTGTCCGCATACTAGGAAATGAGTTAGTTGCACTACGTATGGACGTAGATGACTTTAAAATGAAATGGTTGGTAATGGGTGTTGTTGCTATTGTTGCACTAGGCTGGGCAGCAGGTAGTTTCGGACCCGAACTAATCAGTATGTTCGGAGAGTAATATGGATGTAGATCATTATGTAATGAAACTAAAAGAGCACGAAGCAAAAAGAATATCAACTAATGATCGAAACAAATATTGGAGAGAGTACAATGAATTGGTTAAAAAACAGATTAAAAGAAAGAACCACACTGGATGGACTGATGCTAGTAGCGGCTGGTTTGGTAATGGTAATGGCACCGGTTAACTTAGTTGGCTATGCCGCAATTGCATATGGCGCATGGACTATTTGGAAGTCTGAATAATGTGGGATATGATTCAAAACATGGCGAGTGATCGCACATGGATTTATACAAGTATTGCTGGTAGTATTGCAGGTGCAATGGTACTGGCATATTTAAGCACAACTAGATTAGGCTTATGGGGTTATGCTAAGTTTGACCGTATGGTAGATTACTTAGTAGAACGGTGGGGCCTTACTTGGTTAGAACAACCAGAGGATGCTTGGAGAAAGAAGTATCCTAAAATTACAGCAAAAATAGACAGCATAGAAAAGCGTCTAGAAGAATTAGAAAAGCGTTGACAAAACGCTTTTTTTATCTTATATTCATAACAATATAACTAACTTAAAAGGAGTAGCATATGCCTACACGTTCTTTCAGTGACAGCGAAATCACAAAACTTAAACAAATTGTAAACGAAGGTATTCAAGTAACAAGCGAAATCGAAACCCTCAAAGGCGGGTTAAGCGATACTGTAAAAGCAGTAGCAGAAGAACTAGATATGAAACCAAGTGTTATCAACAAAGCAATTCGTATTGCTTACAAAAACGAATTTGCACAAGTACAAGAAGGTTTCAATCAAGTTGAGGAAGTACTAGCAGCAGTTGGTAAAGGCGTTTAATGTACGTAGACGCACATTTTGATAGAGACAAAGATATTATATACGTAGCAGAGCGTGTCAACGGTCGCAGAGAATATCGTGAGTATCCTGCACGTTACACGTTTTACTACAAAGATCAGCGTGGCAAATACGAAAGTATTTTTGGCGATAAGTTAGAACGCTTTACAACTACAAATGGTAAAGCATTCAAAAAAGAAAAGAAACTATACAGCGGGCAACGTCTTTTTGAAAGTGACATTAATCCTGTATTTAGATGTTTAGCAGATAATTATTTAAATATCGATCCACCGGAACTACAAACTGCATTTTTCGATATTGAGGTTGACTTTGATAAAGATGTAGGCTTTGCTCCGCCTGAGGATCCGTTTAACCCTGTTACAGCAATTGCTGTGCACTTAAACTGGATTGGTAGGACTATATGTCTAGTTATCAAACCCGATACACTTACACGTGAAACTGCAAAAGAAATTTGCGATAAGTTTGACGATACACTGCTAATGGATAATGAACGTGAATTGTTACAAACGTTCTTAGATCTTATTGAAGATGCAGATGTACTAAGTGGCTGGAACAGCGAAGGCTTTGATATTCCATACATGGTTAATCGAATAGCAAGAGTTCTTGGTAAAGAGCATACTAAACGTTTTTGTTTATGGAACAAATATCCTAAACGCAGAGAATATGAAAAGTTTGGAAAAACACAAGAAACATTTGACACCATTGGACGTTTGCACTTAGACTATATGGAACTGTATCGCAAGTATACATATCACGAAATGCATTCATATAGTTTGGATGCTATCGGTGAATATGAACTCGACGAGCGTAAAGTTGCGTATCAAGGTACACTAGATCAGTTGTACAACAATGACTTCTATACGTTTATTGACTATAACAGACAAGACGTTGAACTACTTGTTAAGTTAGACAAAAAGTTACAATTTATTGACCTTGCAAACGTTATTGCACATGACAACACAGTGCTTGTACCTACTACAATGGGTGCTGTTGCTGTTACAGACCAAGCAATTGTTAACGAAGCACACAGACGTGGATATATTGTTCCTGACAAAGAACACGATCGTATACAACAGCATTATCCAAAACAAGTTCCAGCGGCTGGTGCTTATGTTGCTACACCTAAACAAGGATACCACGAATGGATTGGTAGCATGGACTTAAACAGTCTGTATCCAAGTATCTTACGCAGTACTAATTTAAGTACCGAAACTATTGTTGGTCAGATTAGACATACATTAACTGTACCAATGTTAGATGAACACAAATGGGAACCTGCAAAAGCATGGGAAGGCAAATTTGCGTGTCCAGAATACGAACTTGTTATGAGTAAAGATCAAGATGTCTTGATGTACATTGACTTTGAAAATGGCGAAGAACTTCCAGCAACGGGTGCAGAAATATACAACATTGTGTTTGAAAGTGGACAACCTTGGGTATTAACAAGTAATGGTACAATTGTTGATCAAACAAAAAAAGGTATTATTCCAGGTTTACTAGAACGTTGGTATAGTGAACGCAAGGTTCTACAAAAAAACGCCAAAGAACAAAAAGGCGTCGATGACGAAAAGTTTGCGTTTTGGGATAAAAGACAACTTGTTAAAAAGATTAACTTGAACAGTTTGTATGGTGCTGTACTCAATCCAGGTTCACGCTTCTTTGACAACCGCATGGGACAAAGTACAACACTAACTGGACGTTGTATTGCTAGACATATGGGTGCCAAAGTAAATGAACTATTTACAGGTGAATACAATCATGTGGGTCCAGCAATTATATATGGTGATACAGACTCTGTGTACTTTAGTGCTTATCCTGTATTTAAAGAACAAATCGAAGCAGGTGAAATTGATTGGACTAAAGAAAACGTTACTGCAATCTATGACGAAGTTTGTGAACAAGCAAATGTAACATTTCCAAGTTATATGGCAAGTGCACATAATGTACTTAATCCAGAGCAAGGCGAAATTATTGCAGCAGGTCGTGAAGTTTGCGCAAGAGCAGGTATTTTCATTAAGAAGAAACGCTATGCAATTCTTGTGTATGACAATGAAGGATTTAGAGAAGATCAAAATGGCAAGCCAGGTAAAATTAAAGCAATGGGCTTAGATCTTAAACGTAGTGATACTCCTGCATTTATGCAAGACTTCTTGAATGAACTATTGTTAAAAACACTAACAGGTACAGACAGTAACGAACTTATCGAACGTATTATTGAGTTTAGACAAGAGTTTAGAAACAAAGATCCTTGGGAGATTGGTACACCTAAACGTGTTAACAAACTAACATACTATACAGGGCTGGAATGGGAAAAGACTCGTGACGGACAAGAAATGTACAAAGGCAAAGCAAACATGCCTGGACATGTCCGTGCAGCAATTAACTATAACAGAATGCGCAGACTAAATGGCGACAAGTATAGTATGGAAATTATGGACGGTATGAAAACTATTGTCTGTAAATTAAAAAGTAATCCGATGGGATTTACTAGTATTGGATATCCAACAGATGAAGCCAGAATTCCAGACTGGTTTAAAGAACTTCCGTTTGATACAGATGAAATGGAAGAAGTTATTATCACCAAAAAGATCGAAAACTTGTTAGGAGTTTTGGATATCGATTTAACTAAAGCAGAGGACAAAACAACATTTGAAAGTTTGTTTGATTTTGGATGAATAGTATAGCAACATATAACGATACACACAAAACTTGTCGTAAATGTAATTTACATTTGCCAATGAATGCATTTTCTAATGCGAGCGGCGGCAAGTATAAAAGATCTGAATGCAGAACTTGTGAAAAAGAACTTAACCGTATAAGACGGTATCTTAAAGAAACTGCACCAGTTGTACCAAAAAACCATGTATGTCCTATTTGTAATAGAACAGAAGAACAAGTAAAAGATATTGGTGGTAAAAAATCAGGAGCATGGTGTTTAGATCATAATCACAAAACGCATAAATTTAGAGGCTGGTTATGTCATCAATGTAATCGTGCACTAGGTGCACTTGGTGATGATGTAGACAAGTTAAAACGAGCTATCAGATATTTAAATGAAACGTAAGTTAGATTTACATGGTCATCACATACATGTTGCATGGAAAATGGTTGACAGGTTCTTGCAAGAGTGTTATTATGATAACTATAAATCTTGTGAAATTATTTGTGGACAAGGAATGATACGTAACGAAATTGAAACGTGGCTCCACCTAAATAGATTTGTACGAAACTACAAATTTAATACTCGCACACAAGGCAGTTATAACGTACAGTTAATAAAAAGGAAAAACACATGAGAGATTATCTACTCGATATTGTAAAGCATACACGTGGTGTAGGCGATATTGAAGCAGTTAAAGTAACAGACGGTAGTACCGTCGAAGCAAAAGATGACAACAACAAAGTTGTTGTTAAAGCAACATACAAGCAGGCTATTCCCGGGCTTGAAAGCAATACATTCGGACTACCAAACTTGAGTAAACTAAATGTTATTCTTAATATTCCAGAGTATAAAGAAAACGCAGATATCAATGTAAACACACGTGAACGCAATGGAGAGGTTGAGCCTTTTAGTTTAGACTTTAAAAACTCTTCGGGTGATTTTAAAAACACATTCCGCTTTATGCAAAAAGAACTAATGGAAGAAAAACTTGCAAGTGTTCGATTTAAAGGTGCTAACTGGAATGTCGAAGTACAACCACATAGTGCAAGTGTTGCACGTTTTAAAATGCAAGCACAAGCAAACAGTGAAGAAATTGTTTTTGTTGCTAAAACTGAAGACAATGATTTAAAATTTTACTTTGGTGACGGTAGTGGACATACCGGTGACTTTACATTCCAAACAGATATTAATGGAAGTTTAAAATCTCCATGGAGTTATCCTGTTGCTGAAGTAATGAGTGTGCTATCACTCGACGGCGATATTACAATGAAGTTTAGTGATATGGGTGCACTACAGATTGATGTAGACAACGGCATGGCTGTATACGAGTATATTTTTCCTGCACAAAGTAAGTAATACATGGAACAAGATAACCTAACAAATAAACAACACGACTATGCTGTATTCTTACCTAGTATTAGTACATTCTATGCTACATTTATAGGTAAACAGCGTTACGAAGATTATGTTGATCCTGCTAGAGTGCCAGCAGGGTTAGGTGATGTTGAATCATTAAACTTTTTAAACACCAACAAGGGAGCCTTTCATTATAAATGGGCTCTCTACAGTGCCGGACATGCTAATCTAGATGTTAATAAAGAATCTAAAAAAGAAGATATGATTCGAAAACGTGACAGAGAAAACAGTTGGTTGCTTGGTGACTCAGGTGGATTCCAAATTGCTAAAGGATTATGGCCAGGCAACTGGACTGATCCGAATTGTCCAGAAGCACAAAAGAAAAGAGAACTGGTTGTAAACTGGATGGAAGAATATATGGATTATGGAATGATGTTGGATATTCCAACTTGGACATTCCAAGATCCTAAAGCGGCAGCAGCAGCAAACATTCGCAGTTATCAAGATGCTGTAGATGCTACGCACATTAATGCACGTTACTACATGGCAAACCGACGTGGTAACTTTAAAGTGCTAAATGTATTGCAAGGTAGCAATCACACTGATGCAGACAACTGGTATAACGAGTTTAAGGACTATTGTGATCCTGCAAAGTATCCAGATACACACTTTAACGGCTGGGCAATGGGCGGACAGAACATGTGTGATGTACACCTTATTTTACGCAGACTTGTACATATGATACACGATGGGTTGTTAGAAGAAGGCGTACACGATGTTATGCACTTCTTAGGCACAAGTAAACTAGAATGGGCTGTGTTGCTTACAGACATTCAACGTGCAGTGCGCAAGTATCACAATCCAAACTTTATGATCACTTATGACTGTGCATCACCATTCCTTGCTAGTGCAAATGGACAGATTTATCATAATATACGATTAGATGATCGTGGTAAGTGGAGTTATCAGATGTCTCCGGGCGCCGATGACAAAGCACTTGCAACAGACACACGAAAGTTCCGTGAGGCAGTACTACAAGATAACATCTTAGAATCATTTGAAGATTCACCTATTAGTAAACACTGCAATATCAATGATGTGTGTATTTACAAACCGGGTGATGTTAATAAAATTGGAAAAGAAGGCAAAACTTCGTGGGATTCATTTAGTTATGCATTACAAATGGGTCATAACGTATGGATGCACATAGAAAGTACACAACGAGCAAATAGAAGTTATGATAATGGTAATAGTCCGTACATGTTAGTTGATGAACGGTTCGAGCGTAAGTATTTTAAAGATGTAGTTGATGAAATTTTTAGTTTGCAAGATCGTGAAAAATCTATTAAACTAATCGATGACAATGATACATTTTGGATGCAAGTTATTGGCACTAGACTAAACGTTGGAAAGAAAACAAAAAATGCACATACTAAATTTAATGAGTTGTTTGAATTATGAAACGTACATATGAAACTGGAACAAGTAATGTAGTGAAACTATTCACTGGTAGAGAAATTGAACACACGCCTGCATACAACATGGAAACATTATTTGTAGTAGGACTACAAGATATTGAAACTGTAAGACAAACTGCAGCAGATGCAGGTGTTGAGCATATCTATCTTGGAGCCAATATGAGTTACTATGCACATGAAGATTGGGACGAAATAGTTTTAACATTACTAAAAGAAGGTTGGTGGGTTACATTAGATTTTGATATACGTGATGTAGAATATGTACTAGAATCTGGTTACACAGAATACAATAGATTTATTCCAATGATCTCGGCTAAACTTCCATATATTGATCAACTAGGTTATAATGCTTGTCTGAAAATCGACGATAAAGATTTTGACGCAAGCAATCCTGGTGTGTGGGTACACAGAGTACACGATTTGAAAGATAAAACAGTTTTTACAGATTGGTCTAAATATACTAAAGATAAGGTGTTAAAATGATAGTAGGATTTACCTGTAGTACATTTGATTTACTTCACGCAGGACATATTATGATGTTACGTGAAGCAAAAGAACATTGTGATAAGTTAATAGTTGGTCTCCAAACGGATCCAACTATTGACAGGCCGGGAGATAAGAATAAGCCGGTTCAAAGTTTAGTTGAGCGTTATGCACAACTAAGTGCAGTAGAGTATGTAGATGAAATTATTCCATATGAAACTGAGCAAGATTTAATTGATATTCTAAATATGTATAGCATTGATATGCGAGTATTAGGCGAGGAGTATCGTGAAAAAGATTTTACAGGTAAAGAAGTTTGCCGTAAGCGTGGTATTGAACTGTACTTTAATAAAAGAGATCACAGATTCAGTACAAGTGATCTAAGGGAAAGAGTTGAAAATGCCCCGAGAAAAAACACAACTGTTAAAAAGTTTGGAAAAGAAACACAGAACACTTGACAACGAGATAAAACAGTTGTATAAACATACTAATGCTGATATGAGTTTAAAAGAACTTAAAAAGCAGAAACTAAAACTTAAAGAACAAATTGAAACCGTTAAAAAGGAAATAACAAATGGTTAAGAAGATTCGTGTAATCGACGAGCCAGTTGAAGAAACAACTGAAGTTACGTTAGAGACTTTTTATGAACTTGCAAAAACAATGGATTGGAAATTGTGGGAAATGATGCAAGTCATGCAAAGACTTGAAAAGAAAATTCAAGTACTTGATCAATCAGATGATACTGATGTTGAGTAATGCAAGAACGTTATTACGAATATATGCTAAGGCGTATGCGTGAGGAAGATAATAAAATGAAAAAAACAAACACAAGCATTTGGGTTACATTTAGTAAAGAAGGATTACACAAATATCCTGCAGCACTAGATGATCCTAATCTTGCAACAGGTGATGAATACGATGTTAGTTTCTTAGGCTATATTCATCGTCACATGTTTCATTTTAAAGTTGAGATTGAAGTGTTCCACGACGATCGAGACATTGAATTTATTCAGTTTAAACGCTGGCTAGAAAAACTTTATGCAGAAAAAACTCTGCAACTTGATTTTAAATCCTGCGAGATGATTTGTGATGATCTTGCAGAAGCAATTAACAACAAATATCCTAATCGCAAAATGACAATTACTGTAAGCGAGGATAATGAAAATGGAGCAACATGCGGCTATGAATGAAGTAGCAACCAATATTCGTGACGTTCGTCAAGGGCGTGTAAGTGTTAACGACATCAAATGGGATCTTATTAAGATCATCGAACCATATGATGGTATATTAGCAACCAATGATGGAAGCGAGCGTACAATACGCCGTCTTTTTAATTCATATTTAAGTGATCTTAAATATGCCGATTTAATACAACAATATGAGATTAATGGTACAGTACGTGACACTGCAATTACATATGATGTAAGTGTTAAGTTAAGTGCTGAACGCAGTCCCAAGAAACTTAAAATTCACGTAGGTGTATATAATCGTGCGTAAACTGTTCTATATGGGTTTAGAACCCTATGAAGGTAGATACACGCTGCAACTAACTGATTGGAGTAGGCGTGCATTTGAGCGACAAGGCGTTGACTGGGTAAACGTGCCTGGTACAACTATTGACAATACAAAAGCAATTCAAGTAGGCCAAGTGCTAGATGCACATGGCCGTTCCTACTTTGCAATGTCGCAAATGATGAACTTGGTGCAAATGATGCGTAACGGTGAAGTTACAGGTGAAGATGTAGTTTTCTTTGAAGATATGTTCCAGCCTGGCATGGAATCGTTGCCTTACATTATGGATCAGATTCCAGCAGAGCAACGTCCTAAAGTTTGGATTCGTTGTTTGGCACAGGCTGTAGATCCAGATGACTTTGTACACGTTTGGGGTATGGGCAAATGGATGAGTTTGTATGAAGAAATGTGCAATGAATTTGTTACTGGTGTACTTGCAAGTAATGAAGAAATGGTTGCACATATGAAGATTGCAAACTGGAAAGCGCCTATCTACAACATCAGTGGTCTTGCATTTGACAAAGACGAAGTACAAGAGCGTGTCGGTGTTAAACTAAACAGTTGGGACAAACGTGACAATCGTGTTGTGTTTGCTGCACGTTTTGATCAAGAGAAACAACCAGACTTCTTTATGGATATGATTGAAGAATGGTATGGTACACCAGGTACAAGTGATGTAGAGTTTGCTATTCTGCAAGGCGGTCCATTGCGTAGTAACAATCCAAAGTACATTGATCGTGCTAGAAAAATGGAAGAACGAGGACAACTTAAAATTTATGAGAACCTCAAAAAAGACGAGTACTATGATATTGTAAATCGCAGTAAAGTTCTGTTTAACTGTGCATTGCAAGACTGGACTAGTAATACTGTAAGTGAAGCAGACGCATTAGGATGTAATGTATTGTTTCCTGCTTACAGAAGTTTTCCAGAAGTGTTTGCAAACTGTCATGAACGCTTGTATGTGCCTTGGAGCATTGAAGATGCAATGAATAAACTAGAGCCTCTTATGGCTGCACCGCACAAAAACATTGGCAAGATTAGCGATTGGACAAGTGCTACTATCGATCGTTACATTGACATTATGTCTGGTAATGGTGAACAATGGCGGCGTGACGATAACCGCTACAGAGATCATGTAGCATACAGAAAGTATTCATAATGCGAGTTTTGGTCACAGGCGCTACAGGTTATATTGGTAGCCACGTATGTAAACTATTAAAAGAGCACGGACATCATGTTACTGCTTGGGATATAAACATACACGGTGAATACAATGACATTATGTCATACTGTGACCATTATTCAAGTTATGATATCACAAAGTTTGTATGGGGTGATTTTGATGCTGTTGTGCATTTAGCAGGACGTAGTGTAGTACCTGATAGTATACGTGAACCAACAGAGTATTATCGTGTAAATGTTATGGGTACTGCTAACTTGTTAGATCGTGTAAACACAGATCATATACTATTTGCAAGTACAGCAAGTGCATGGGGCATGGATAGTCCCTATGCACGTAGTAAAGTAGCAGCAGAAGATGTAATAAAGGAAAAAGCCCGTGGATACACTATCTTTAGATTTTTTAACGTATCTGGTACTGACGGTGTTAATCGTCAACTAGGAACTGCTACTCATCTTATTCGTGTTGCTGCCATGACGGCTGCTGGCAAGATTCCAAACATTAAGATCTTTGGTACGGACTATGATACTAGGGATGGTACTTGTATTCGTGATTATATTCACGTTGTTGATTTGGCTAGTGCCATTGTTAACGCAATCCACAACGGACCTGCAAACACAGATTATGAGTGTTTGGGTTCCAACATAGGTTACAGTGTACGTGAAGTAATTGATACTATGGAACGTGTTACTGGTAAAACCATAAACAAAATTGAATCTAAACGCAGACTTGGTGATACACCTGTTAGTTTAGTAGACACACAAAGCAGTCTAGTTGAACTTTCATATTCGCTAGAAGATATGTGTTTGGATCAATACAATCTAGAGAAAGGAAAGAACCATGCGTGAAATTCTATTAGAAGCACTGCGTAGTCATGCCAAAGGGCATGTGGATAAACACAAAGCAAATGTTGAAGTTTATCTAAATAGTACTACAGGCATCGGCGAGCATCCAGACATTATTGAAGCAATGGAAATGGAAATCATGGAAATTGCAAAGTACGACGATGTTCTCGAAATGCTTGACAAATACTTTAAGTAAAAGTATATTATAAGAGATCCACCTCACTAACTCGGAGTAAAAGAATTGAGTAAAAGTAAACAATTAATTGTACGTCTTAAAGATGCTGGCATTCGGTATTGGGCCGGTGACAACATTTCAGAGATTATGCAAAAAGGCGATAAGGAAGAACTTATCGAAGAACTTACAGGCAAGTTTGAAGCAGTACTAGACAGTTTGGTAATCGACAGACATAACGATCCAAACAGTATGGATACAGGACGCAGACTTGCTAAAATGTACGTTAACGAAATTATGGCAGGTCGATATGATCCTCGCCCTAGTGCAACTAGTTTCCCTAATGATAGTAATGATCGTTATGAAGGTATGCTTGTTGTACGTAGCGAACTACGTAGTATGTGTTCGCATCATCACCAACCAGTAACCGGCGTAGCATATATTGGTATTATTGCTGCACAAAAACTGATTGGTCTTAGCAAGTACACTCGTATTGCCCAATGGTGTGCTCGACGTGGCACACTGCAAGAAGAACTTGCTAACGATATTGCTAAGGAAATCATGAAAGCTACAGGTAGTACAGACGTAGGCGTATACGTACAGGCTACACACGGCTGTTGTGAAAACAGAGGCATTATGGCACATAGTAGTCTAACACAGACTAGTGTGCTACATGGTGCTTTTAATAAAGACATGGGCACAAAGAAAGAATTCTTTGACAACATCAAGTTGCAACAAGAGTTTGCACCAAGATAAGGAAAAAAACATTGAAACTATTTAAATTACTTACTGCCGTTTTTGTAGCGGCCGGTCTCTTTGTTTCTCCTGCAGTTGCGAAAGATAAAGTAAAAGTAGGTTTTGTCTATGTGGGGCCAGTTGGCGACCACGGCTGGACTTACCGACATGATATCGGACGTCAACAAGTAGAAGAAGCATACGGTGATCGTGTAGAAACAATTTACCAAGAAAGTGTACCGGAAGGTGCAGATGCAGAACGTGCATTAACTACTATGGCACTGCAAGGTGCAGACATTATTTTTGCTACATCATTTGGTTATATGGATGCTGTTGAGCGTGTAGCCAAGAAGTTTCCAAATGTGAAATTTGAACACGCAACAGGTTACAAAACAAACGGCGTAAACAGTAGTAACTACGGACTACGACTATATCAAGCAAGACACGTACAAGGTGTAGTAGCAGGTATGATGACAAAGACAAATAAAATTTGTTATGTTGCAGCGTTCCCAATTCCAGAAGTTATCCGTGAAATTAACACATACTACTTAGGTGCTAAAAGTGTTAACCCAGATGTAGATATTGATATTGTTTGGGTGTTTACATGGTATGATCCGGGCAAAGAAGCAGACGCAGCACAAGCAATGCTAGATCAGGGCTGCGATGTTATTGCACAACACACAGACTCTCCTGCTCCATTGCAAACAGCAGAAGCATTGGGTAAAGTAGGCTTTGGACAAGCAAGTGATCAAATCCGTTTTGCACCCAAAGCACAGTTAACAGCAACAATCGACAACTGGGGTCCATACTATATTGAAAAAGTAGGACAGGTACTAGATGGTACTTGGACACCAATGTGTGATGGTCCAGACGGTTGTTACTTTGGACACATGAATGATGGTTCTGTTGAAATGGCACCGTTTACAAATATGCCAGCAGAAGTAGCAGCGAAAGCACAAGAAGTAAAAGATGCTATTACAGCAGGTGAATACTTTGCTTTCACTGGCCCACTGAATGACAACGAAGGTAATCAAGTATTAGCAGCAGGTGAAATTGCAGACCGTATGCATTTGGATACTATGAATTATTACGTTGAAGGTATTGATGCGGTGGTGCCTAACTGATGATACCAGTAATCGATTTAAAAGCACAAGACGCTTTGGATCGTATTGACGAAGCCTACACCACTGTGGGCTTCGCTGTCTTTACAAATGCGTTGGATGCAGAAGACAACACAAATATGAAAAACTGGCAACAGCAAATGAAAGCATTCTTTGACTTGCCAGATGAAGTAAAAAAGCAGTATCCTTATGAAGGTGATACCAACTTGGGATACAGCATGGTAGGTGATGAAAACGTAGATCCTACAGCACCTAAAGATATCAAAGAATCGTTTAACTATAACAATATGCGTATGCCTGAACACTTGTGGCCCGTTGAACTTAAAGGCTTCAAGGAGAGTGCATTACAAAGCATAGACATTGCAGATAGACTCACACTGCGTATCTTGGGTAAATTTGATGAAATACTGGACACAGGCACTACACTTGTAGATGCACATTTAGAGCCATTCAACACCACAAGAGTTATTCACTATCCTGCTTATGACGGACCTGTTGAAAACAAACAGATGCGTATAGGTGAACACAGTGACTATGGTACTATCACATTGCTATGGCAAATCAATGATGTGCCAGGCTTGGAAGTACAAGACTTGACAGGTACTTGGCATCCAGTACCATACGCAGAAGATGGCATTGTGGTTAATATTGGTGACTTGCTACAGCGTTGGACAAACGATTACTTTGTTAGTACCAAGCACAGAGTTGTGAATAGTCATATTCATCAACAGCGTTACAGTATGCCACACTTTGTTGATCCTACACCTGGCACACAAGTATTCAACTTGCGCAAAGGTGAAGCAGCAAAGTATCCGCCTATTGAATCAAAAGAATATTTGATGTGGCGCCTAGCACAAAGTTACTAATGGAACATGAACTAGCATTACCAGTTAATGAACTAAGCAACCGTCCTAACCATTTACCCGGTGGGGGCGGTGCACTAAACGCAGGATACACACCCGTAGATGCGCTTGCACTTGTGTCAAACTTACTAGGACAAATTGGATTAGAATACGGTAAAGATTTTCATTGGAGAAGTTTCGAATACGGAAGTTTCGAAGGAGATACTGTAAGTTTAAATCAAAATTTGGTGTTGACATTTAAAAATAAAGATGCTATGCTTAGTGCAAAGTTAGCAATAGAAAGTATGAAATGAAAAAACATTACTATACCTATCAGGAAATGCACAATGCTGCAATGAATATTGTATTGCAAATGTACAAAGACAATTGGCGGCCAGACTATATCGTAGGTATCAACAGAGGTGGATTACCACTGGCTCTACGTATCAGTCACTTACTGGATGTGCGTATGTATACACTAGATGTGAGTTTGCGTGACGGCGGTGATGTTGGTCCAGAATCTAACTGCTGGATGGCAGAGGATGCATTTGGTTATGTTTATCAAGATGATCGTGACAAGGTTTGGGGTAAGGCATCAAGTGATGCTAATGCTAAGAAGAATATCCTAGTTGTAGACGACATCAATGATACTGGTGCTACATTTAAATGGATTAAAGAAGATTGGCAAAGCGGTTGCTTGCCTGGTCATCCAAATTGGGATACAGTTTGGAATCAAAACGTTCGTTTTGCTACATGGTGTGAAAAAACACATACACAATTTGATGGTGTTGATTACTATGTAGATGAATTCGATACTAGTGAACAAGATACTTGGATTGTTTTTCCGTGGGAAATGAATGATCCAGTTGCAATGCACAAGGTGATACAAGGATGAAGATTACTATTGTAATGGTTTTTTTAATGGCAGGATCTTTTTTAGCAGGTATGGAACTTGCCGATACATTAAATCCATACGAACAGTGTAAGCGTATGTATGAGACACCAGAAGATATCGGTGAATGTGTTTACTTAAAGGAGAATCCGTGATGTGGACACTTTGGATTATTAGCACTGTTATTGGTAGTGCAGAACCTAAATACACTCGTTATGATGTGTACGATAACAAAATGAGTTGTCAGATAGAATGGCATCTTGTTACTATGGACTTTACAGAAAATGAAATTGCGTATTGCGAAGGACCAGAAGATTGAATTTTAAAAGAGAATTGTCAGATAAAGATCAAAAATTGATCGACGAATGGCTGAAGAAGAACAAAGTAACCGAATGCGAAGCAGGACAATACACCGATCCTGAAGAGATTGAATACACATTTAAAGTTGGTAAAAGAGGAAAGTCAAAATGAGTTTTGATTGGTTACGCATACACAAATGGGAAGAAAACATCGAAGCACAAGTAACAGACAGTGTATACGATTATGTTTGCGAATTTTACGGTATCGATGATGTTGAAGAACTTACACAAGAACAATTGTCGGAAATTGAATCATTTAGAGAAGAACTAAACGACTATAGTGTAATGCAAATTGGATTTAGTAACTTAATTAGTCATATGGACACAGTACTCTGGGAGAAAGAAAATGGGTAAGAAAATTTATATTCGTGGTAGTAACTACGGCGGTGAACTAACTATTGGAACAATAACACCAGAGTTTGTTACATACTGGCAAGGACGTGATGAAGATGAACTTATTGAACATTTACAAGCACTAGAAGATTGGAATGGGGACGGAGAAGGACTTGACCCAGACAGTCCTGATATTTTAGAGGACATGGAATACTACAACAGTTGGTATGAAATTGATGATATTATTCATGACACTAGCAGTAGTGGTTTGGAACTAATGGCGTTCGAATTAGACGATGATAATGAAATTGATTGGGACAAACGTGTAGATTTTGATCCGCATCAACTTTACTCACGTGAATGCTACACACAAGAAGAACCACAAGACGAAGAAGACGAAGACGATAGCGTACCAGTACTAATGTTTTACAGTGCAGAAAAAGGTGAGTTCGGCGGATGGATCGTTGAACTAAAAGATGGCGAAGAATTTGATCCTAATCAAGTTGCAGTTTCTGGTGTAGAAACTGATCATGGAGAAATGATTGAGCGACTATGGTACAAAAAAGAAGAAATTGAAAAAGACTATGATTTTGTAGACAGTCGTGGCAAAGGTTATTATGCTGGTGTAGCATGGTTTAACAAGCGTTGGGAAGATAGTCATATGCAAGAAGGCGATGATTATTGGGAAGAAGTTTGGCAATACTATGACGACGAACTAGAAGAAAAACGTGCACGTGCAGAGGAAGAAACAGTTGAAACAGCCCAAGAAAATTGATTTACTTGAACGCCGAGCATTGCGTATTATGGAAGATCATTATGTAGTAACAGGACTCAACTTGTACTTTCGTAATGCACTATACAGAAATTTTAAAACAGACATTTCACATCTCGCAAAACGTCTAGAGCGTGATCACGTTGATCGTGTCAACGTTAAAGGTGCTATTGCATACAAACTAAGGAATATTGATCTTGACAAATAAAGAACCATATTATAAACTAAGTGATAATAACTGGGTCGTTACTGTACAAGAAAACGGTAAAGACAAAGAACTATACATTGAACTGCCACCTGAGGCACTTAATCAAGTTGGCTGGGACGAAGGAGATACACTGCTCTGGGAAGAACTTCCAAGCGGTGCATGGCAAGTAACAAAGAAAGAAGAAGATGAAACTTAGATATAGTGAAGCATTTTACAGTGTACAAGGCGAGGGTAAATACGTAGGAGTACCAAGTGTATTTCTACGTACTTTTGGTTGTAACTTTCGTTGCATGAACTTTGGTGTTGATAAAAGCGTTGGAGACCGTTGGGAACAACACGCAGAAGGCAATCGCTACAATGCAGAAGTAAAAGCATTGTTGGATGATGGTATTGTAGAGAAAACAGAAAAGTTTGAAGACTTGCCAATTGTACATACAGGTTGTGATACATACGCAAGTATCTATCCAGAGTTTAAAGACTTTAACAAACTTGCAACTGTAGATGAAGTTGTAGAACACTTGCTTAGTTTGTTGCCAGAAGGCAAGTGGACTATGGATAATGGACAGGATGTACATCTTATTCTAACAGGTGGCGAGCCATTACTTGCTTGGCAGCGTTTGTATGTCGAGTTATTTGAACACCCAGGTATGCAGGATCTTAAAAATGTCACAATTGAAACCAACACTACACAGCATCTACACGATGACTTCTACAATTACCTCAACGGTCACGAAAGAATTCAACTCACTTTTAGTTGCTCACCAAAACTATCCGTTTCGGGCGAGTCTTGGGATGATGCTATTAAGCCTGATGTTGCTAGTCAGTATTCCCTTGTTGATGGTAGCGATATGTACTTTAAGTTTGTTGTTGCTGATCAAGACGATGTTGATGAAGTTGGTAGAGCAGTTGACACCTATCGTGAAGCAGGCGTGGATGTACCTGTATACCTCATGCCGCTTGGAGGGCGCAGTGAAGAATACACGCTCAACGTACAAGAGGTGGCGAACCTCTGTATGGAACGAGGGTGGAGGTTCTCACCTAGACTCCACATCAGCCTATTCGGAAATGCCTGGGGAACTTAAAGAAGTTGCAAAGTATAGCAAAGGTATACATACCGAAGAACAATACGAACGTATAAGGAAACAATTATGAGCGAATGGTTTAGACGACTTATCTTCAAGAACACAGGTAAAGATGTGTATGCTAAAGAAGAAGAAACAAAAGAAAATGCACTAGGTCCATGGGTCAAAGTAATTGAAGTACATTTTGATAAAGATAACCCACAACGTGGATACTTTGAACTTGACTGGAACGACGACTTCGTTGGACTACTCGGAGAAGCAGGCTACGCTGGAGAAACACCAGAAGCAATTGTTGACTTATGGTTTAACGACTTGTGCCGTAGCGTAGCACTAGAAGCACAAGGTGAAGATGACATATAATTGCTATGAGACTATGTAATGATCCTACATTGTTCTGTTATGAACATTTAGAAAAAATTTGCAAACATTACGATGCACAGTATGTAGTCGATACTGAGTTTGAGGATCAAGCATATGCAGTGTTTTATAGTAGTAAGCCACATCCAGACAGTAACAGCAGATATTTTGCTATGTACTTGGATTATGAAACACAACAATTATTAGTAACAGATGGCAGTTTTGTAGAGGATCAAGAATTTGCAGGTATCATTGCAGACAATGGAGATATTATCTTCAGTAGGGGAAGGCACGATTATCGGGTTAGCGATGACGAGTCTGTTTGGATTGATGGCGGTCGTGATTATACAAGACGACCATTAGTAAACATAGATAGATTAGTAAGATTAACAGTTCACAAAGGTAGACTGGAGGCATGGTTTGACAACGATTAATGGATGCTGCGGCGATCCTCGTACTGCACATTTCTTAACAGAAGCAACTACACCAGAAGGACATGAATACAGAATTACTATTTCATATTGTAAAACCTGTGGTAGTCAAAAAGCAACATCAAACATAAAACACGTAAAATGAAAGAACACTTTTTGTATCTAATAGATGATCAACTAGCAGTAATTACACGTGAAGAAGCAGTTGCAATTAAACTTATGCATCCAGAAAAAGATGTTTGGAACGCATCTGAGTCACTAGATATGGAACCTGTTTTAATGGACACAGAAAATGACACCTGCAGAGATATTTGAATACAAACAACGTTGGAAGCCAGGTACAACTGTGCGACTGCACAGTGATGTAGTTGACCGTGGAAAAGTTTATTGCAGACGTCAACTTGAACAGCATCAGTGGAGTGTAACAACTTGGACTGGACAATACGAGCATACGTTTCACTTTGAATGTAGCGGTGAAGCATTAAGATTTAAGTTAGCAATGGGAGAATATGCAGACCAATGACAGAACCAGCTACAGATCCTATCATCGGTTTTATTGCAATAGTACTAATACTAATTCCAATTGTTTGGTTTATACGCTGGAGTCATAAAGATCAGCCACAGCCCAAACTAGACTTTGGACCCGAAAAAGATCAGGGCTGGATCTATTATGTTTGGAACTGGCGTACATATGCATTCTATGCACTACTAATTTTTGCTTGTGTATTAGGATTTTTAGATCAAGGCATTGCAGGTATATTTTATGGTGCGTGTCTTATATATGGATTGAAACTACTAGGGAAGTTATTCTAATGATTGGTATACTAGCAGCCATAATTTTACCGCAACTATGCCTAATTGTAGGCTTTATGTTAGGAGAGATAAAATGAAAGATCGTAACGAAATATTAAATGCACTTAAACATGGCGATGTCATCGTAGAGTTTACAAAAGTAAATGGCGACTATCGCAAGATGATTTGTACACTAAATGAAGAAATGTTACCTCCTGCTAAAAAAGATGACAGTGTAACACAGAAAAAAGTACGTGAAGTTAATCCAGATGTTTGTGTTGTATGGGATGTCAATGCAAAAGGATGGCGCAGTTTTAGATGGGAGAATGTAGTCAATGCAGAAGTTGATGTCCCGTTTTAAATACTATATAATGGATACCAAATTGTTTTGGCGACTATGGTTCTGGTGGGGTATTAGGCAAGCCCGCATACGCAGAGAAGCAAGAGAAGCAAAACAAAAGACCATGCCACAATTAGATACAGAACAGTATTGGGAGAAAGTACATAATGAGCGAAATCGTAATTTATAATATACTATTTTGGGTGCCATACATTTGGGTATGCAGTTTACCAGCAAAACTAATGCAACTAGCAATTAACGGTGACGGTAAATGGAACAGCCTAAGTTAATATTACTGTCAGACATCATAGAACAAAAAGTTCGAAAAGAAAAAGAACTAGAGTTCTACACAGCAGAACTAGAAAAACTCAAAGAAAAAATGTATTGGCTTCAGCGTGATATTGATGTCAACAATATAATCATTGACATGATTAAATCTGATGCTATACTAGATGTAAAAGAGAACATGGAAAATAAATTACTAAAGGATGACTCAAAATGACTTACATCTTAGTCGACAGTCTTAATATGTTTTATCGTGCACGTCACGTAGTACGTGGTGATGACATTGAAACTAAAATTGGTATGGCATATCATATTATGTTCAGTGCAGTTAACAAAGCATGGAAAGACTTCAATGGCAGTCATGTTGTTTTTTGCTTTGAAGGACGCAGTTGGCGTAAAGATCACTATGAACCTTACAAGCGCAATCGTAAAGAAGCACGTGATGCACTAAGTCCACGTGAACAAGAAGAAGATCGTGCATACTTTGAAGCATTTGATGAACTAAAAACATTTATTGAAAAGCGTACTAACTGTACTGTGCTGCAGCATCCTACTTGTGAAGCAGATGACTTTATTGCACGTTTTATACAAAATCATCCTAATGATGAACATGTTATTATCAGTAGCGACAGTGACTTTTATCAGTTGCTTGCTAACAATGTTAGTCAGTATAATGGTATTACTAATCAACATATTCGTTTAGACGGTGTGTATGATGATAAAGGCAAGCCTGTTGTAGATAAGAAAACTAAAGAACACAAAATTGTAGGTGATCCCGAATGGCTACTGTTTGAAAAGTGCATACGTGGTGATACTAGTGACAACATCTTTAGTGCATATCCAGGTGCACGTAAAAAAGGCACAAAGAATAAAGTAGGACTACTAGAAGCATTTGAAGATAAAAACGACAAAGGTTTTAATTGGAATAACTTTATGCTACAAAAGTGGGTCGATCACGAAGGTGTAGAACATCGTGTACTAGACGATTATCAACGCAATCGTGAACTAATTGATCTTACAGCACAGCCTACAGAAATTAAAAGTGTACTAGACGAAACTATTGTTAATCAAGTACAACGTGTTCCTGTAAGCGGAGTCGGTATTCATTTTATGAAGTTTTGTGGTAAACATGATTTACAAAGAGTAAGTGCACAGGCAGAGGCTCATGCTGAGTATCTAAATGCCGCTTATTAAAGTATGTCGTGCAACAATACCGCACGGCATTTTAACAACAAACTTTGAAGTAGAAGACGTAGTTGATACGTGGATTAAATCAGGCAAAGGAAAGTGGGTTAGTGAGAATTGTAAAGCATTAACAACCGAAGTTAATGATAGTTGGGCAGATGGTTCATTAGCAGTTACTATAATAGCAGACTTTACAAGAGAACAACACATAACCTATAAACTTATGTGGTTACATGAATTATAAAGCAAAACCAGTATTAGAAAATAAGTTTTGGATCGTAGAATCCAACGGTAGTAAAATCGGAACACTTAAGGCTGTAAAAGATAAATATATATTGTACAATAGCTATAATAACTCAGAAACTGTTTATGACGATCTAGATAATTTTGTAGTTGAAGAAAAAAAGTCAAAGACCTTTATTAACGAAACTGTTTATGGTTATCCTGCTAATACTGAACAAGCACACGACATTGACCTACTAGATAATGTGCCAATATATAAAAAAACGCCAACATCGAGCGTATATTTTGCGGCAGGATACTACGGATTAAAGTTTCCGACGATTGGATGGAGACATGCATATTGCCCTAGAGTTAAAACGCTAGAAACATATGACTGGATCGGACCTTTTAAGAACGAATCGGACATGAATCTGGCTATTAAGCGTAAAGGGCAAGAAAATGAAATATCTAATAACTAGTGTTTTAGTATTATTATCTTCTAATGTGTTTGCACAAGACAGTGATAAAACATATTTTTTCACTAGATCTGAATGTTGGCCAAGTGAAAAATTCATGCAAATGGTTATGACCAGATGGGGCGAAGATGCACTGTTTACTGGAACTAGCATGACTTTCAGTCAAGATGGTAAATCATATCAAGGCGGTATGATGTTTTTTGTAAATCAAGATAGCGGTACATGGACATTAGCAAATTTATATGCAGATGGTACAATTTGTATACAAAATGCTGGTACTGATTTTTCTCCTTTTAGCGTAGACAAATCTAAAAAAGGAGACAAAAGTTGAAATGGTTAGTAGTAGTGTTGTTTGCAACACCGGGTCAGGATCTTTATATTTTTACAGATCCAACATTTGAAACAAAACAGGAGTGCGATACAAGTATACGTGATCCTGAACAAGTTCCAAAATACATAAAGAAACTTTCACAAGAATACTTGCACTTACCTCCTATTCGTGCAGTAGGGTGTATTGAAGAACAAGAAATGAAAAAGATTTTGGAAGGCAAAGGCGCTTAATTCTGTACTACTTTAATAAATATATTAAAGCAGTATAGAAAGAGTGACAATGGCTAGACCTAAACCAAAGATTTTAATGGAGTGGACAGACCCCAAAACATTCCGTAGTGAACAGTTGTTAGATGCAGATGCAATATATGCAGTATTCCACGACGGCAAACCAATCAACTTGCGTAGTTTAAATAGTTTATCAAATTACCCCGGGCCTAAGTATAAAAAAGTATCGTTTAGCAATAGCGGACATGCATTCAACTTAGCGGAACGCTTGAACAAGTTATACAAAACAGATAAGTTTGAAGTAGTAAAACTCACACAAGGTGAGGTAATAAAAGAAGATGACACCGGACTTTTATAACAGTGTATTAGCACATGCTAAAACAATGGAATACGGCGACCGAATGTCTCTAAGAAATATCTTTAAAAATTATAGAAACGGCAAGGGCCTCAACTTAACAAAGTTTGGGGTCGCTGTTTTGAATGACATGGGCTTCGAAAGTGAACACTTTATGCTTAATGTAGAACCAAAATTTAATGCACATTTACGCATATTGTTAGACAGATATAACAAATATCCTTATTACATTAGCAGACGTGAATTAGTATTGTATGGAAGTGAGGATCGCATGTTGTACAAACTGTATGGACATGACTTAACTGCTTGGGTTGAACACATGGAAGAAAATATGAAAGAAGAGGGAGGCTGAATTTTCATTGTTATGATCTTTCAGCCTTCAAGGCCGTTACTTACGGTTCCAGATACCCCAAAGTACCCAGATCGCAATCAAGCCCATTAGGCCTTCTGCGCCAAGTGTCGACAGCATACCTGCTACATTAGCAACTACACTAGTCTCTGGAAAGAATGGAATTGCGCCCATGCCTAGTACTTCTACTACGATCATAAGTGCTGCAATTGAAAGACCTACATCTGCAAGTCCTGCTGCCCATGCTTTTACTTTGTTCAACATATCCATGATATATCTCCCTTCCTTTTGTTGGCTACGGATTTTATTTTACCCGTAATAGTACTTATCTAAATCTGCGCTAAATTAACGCAGGGTAAGATATCTCGAAAAGGTTAACTAACATATGATGACATGTCAGGATCTGAAGGGCTCAGGCGTGAATAGATTGTATTTACTCCATAATAATCGCCGTATAATATTTTATATTTTTGAATTTTTTCTTTAACTTCTGCAGTTGTTAGTCCTACGTGTGTCTCTCCATCAAACTGTGAATAACAAGAATAAAAACCGTTGCCGTCAATTGACAAAATTTGTTCGTCATTTAACGCATCAGATGGAATTGTCCACCCATTATATGAATTTCCACTTAACAGTTTAACTTGACAATAAGTAGTAGGTTTATTATCTATCTTATTTTTCATTTCTAATACTGCAGCATTTAACTCATCTATTGTATTATATGTATTACCTGCGTAAATAAAATTTGACATTATATTGCTCCGTAAATTGTTCCGTTATTCGAAACAGTTGCTGATCCAGATATGGCTGCGCCGCCTCCGCCTCCAGTTGATCCGCCGTCAGCATTGCCGCCTGATGCACCCCAGCCACCTCCGCCGCCACCGCCGCCGGATATACTGCTATGGTGAATATCGAGAATTCCTAGCCCACCGGCATTACCGCCATCGCCACCGGCACCGCCACCTGCAGTACCAACATCTCGTAAACCAGGTAAGCCACCTGTCCCTGGCAGTATACATCCACCACCGCCGCCGGAACCAGACTGATCAGAACCCCATCCTTGGCCACCACCACCGCCAGAACCGCCACCTTGGCCGCCATCGGGATTATTCCACGCAGGATTGCCCGGACCGAGTGTACCATTGCCGCCGGATTGATTAATACCACCGCCAGTACCACCGGCTGTTCCGTTAGCAGAAGCACCGCCGTCTCCTCCGCCGGCTCCGCCGCCTCCTGCGCCTCCTGCGCCCGGGCTTGCCCAGTATTTGCCACCGCCGCCGCCTCCGCCACCGCCGGCGATGTAAGAGTTATTAGTAATAGATACCCCAGATGCTGCTACACTAATTGCAGGCCCACCTGCGCTGCCCGGGTTACCCGGAGATCCACCTGTACCACCTTTGCCAATAATATTGCCATTATTAATAATAGTTAAATTTGAAGTGTTAACAGTTAAGGCTGCAGTACTAGTACTATTAGAAGATAACCAAACACCACTATTAATAACTAATACATCACCACTAGACATCCCCAAACCACTAGTTGACACATTTGATGTAGTACTTGAAACATAAAATGTTTGCGACGGAGGCGACACAGTAACACTTGCTGTTGCACTGTCTGATCCGCCCGAACTCGACGCTGATAATGTATAAGTTGTGCTACTAGCAGGACTGACAGTTACACTCCCGCTTGATGAATTTACTGTTCCTATTCCACTAATAGAAGCACTTGTTGCATCGCTAATTGACCAAAATAATGTAGTACTATCGCCTTCTGTTATTGACGATGGTAATGCATAAAAGTTATTGATAACTGCAGGTGGGCGATATGCTATAGCACCATGAAAATCTGAAAAACTTATTCCTCCAGATGTAGGTATAGTATTAGGATCAGTTACTGAATTAGTTACATATGACCCATTTTTATAATATTCAGCCAGACTAGTAGGACTTGAACCGCCGAATTCATTTTGAATATTAGTAAGACTTATTGCTCCACTACTCTGCAATGCCATAGTTTAATCCTATTTTTTATATTTATCGTAATTTTTTTAAAAAAAGATGTATTTAGGGGTTGACAACCAAGACGTCTTACATTATATTATATATGTAAGTTGATGTTAAGGAGACACAAATGTTTAGAATTCCAGATTTTCATGTTGTAGAAATGACGTTTGATGAAGCAAAGTCAACACTTTCTCGTTTGACAGAAGGCGGTTTGCTTGCCGGACTTGAGTACATGAACAAACAATGGGATGAGCATTGCGTCACTGAAGATGCAGACGATGATGATTTTTACGGTATGTGGTGTTACGAGTGTAGTGCTTTCAATATCGTATTTGAAAAAATGGCACCTCTTTTTGCAGAGAAGTAAAAAAAGTAGTTGACATAGTCTTTAACATATAATATGCTATACATGTAAATACCAACCCAGGAGAAAAAACATGTCATTCGAAACACAAGCACGTACAATTAAACTTTCCGAACTAACAAAGTATGCAAAACATCACTTTGCTACTAAGCGTCCAATTATGGTATGGGGTCCTCCCGGCATCGGTAAGTCAGATACGTTTAAGGGTATCAAAGAATCATATGAAGCAGAAGGCAAGTCTTGCTTGCTAATCGACTGCCGCTTGTCACTTTGGGAGCCAACTGACCTCAAAGGTTATCCTTACTACAATCAAGAAACAAATCGTATGAGTTTTAGTGCACCAGATGAACTACCTAGTGCAGAAGAGGCAGCCGAGTACGATATTATTATATTGTTCTTAGATGAACTTAACGGTGCTGCACCTGCAACACAGGCTGCTGCCTACCAGTTAATCCTTAACCGTGCTATTGGCAAATATACATTGCCTGATAATGTTGTTATTGCTGCTGCTGGTAACCGTGAGACAGACAAAGGCGTTACATACCGTATGCCTAAGCCACTTGCAAACCGCTTCCTACACTACGAAGTACGTGTTGACTTTGAAGACTGGTTTGACTGGGCAGTATTGCACAACCAGCACCCAGACGTAATTGGTTACCTAACTACGTTCAAAGAGGACTTGTACAAGTTTGACGCTACAAGTTCAGACCGTTCGTTTGCTACACCTCGTTCATGGGAGTTTGTATCTGATACAATCCAAAACACAGAAGGATTTACTGAAGAAGAAGTAACCGATATGGTTGCTGCTGGTATCGGCGAAGGTACTGCTCTTAAGTTTAAAACACACCGCCAAGTTGCAAGTCAGTTGCCTAACCCAAGCGACATCTTAGACGGTAAAGTTAAGGAGTTGCAGACAGACAATATTTCTGCAAAGTACTCGCTAACTACTGCACTATGCTACGAACTTAAAGAAGCATATGACAATAACAAAGATGTCAACGGCAAGTTCGATAACTTCTTGGAGTTCATCCAAAACAACTTTGAAGCGGAAATGGTCGTTATGGCTTGTACAGTTGCGCTAGGCAAGTACAAAATCCGTATTAAGTTTAATCAGCTAAACAACTGGAAAGGATTTATTTCCAAGTACGGTACGCTGATTGAAATGGCGTAATATTAGTTACGTCACTCCTGGGTGAAGTAGGGTCCTAGTGGCCCTACTTCTTTATGATAAGTATATGTATGGCTAAATCTATACATGAACAAATAGAAGACATGAATAATAACCCGGAACTTAACAAACAAAACAGCCAAGAAGCAAAAGAGTCTTTTAAAGAAAAAAACGAACCAAAAATTGATCCCTGGGAAAACACTACGCCATTGTGGAAATCACTGGTACCAAAAAACTGGGAAGATCGATGGTGGAATTTTGTAACACTTACAGGTGGCACAATATGGATCTGGGTCATAAACACGTTCTTAGATTATTTTTTAACTAAGTACTAGTATGGAGTTGTTATTGACAGAAGTAACTAACCCACATTGTGGATACATGAAAAAGTTTGAACACGTTGTAGATTTAAACAGTCATGGTGTCTCAAGTAAGTACATAGAATGGTGTAACGCTAACTGTACACACCGTTGGGGATGGCACTTTTGGCAAAGCGAAGAAGCAAAACGAATTTCACAAATGGCATGGCACGACGATTGGCTACCGCCTAAAAAGGTTGTAGAAGGTACCCAAGCATACGTTAGTTTTGAATCATATGATGAAATGATTTTATTTAAAATAATTAATCTTAGTGGTTGACAATACATCTTACTTCGTTTACTATAATACTGTAATAGAAATTCCAGGAGTATATTATATGCAACAGTTCAATACAGCATACGACAAGTTAGTTGCCGCACGTGTAAAAATGTTGTTTAAGCAACCGTTTTTTGGACAAGTAGCGTGTCGTTTAAAACTAGTACGTGCAGACGATTGGTGTCCTACTGCAGCAGTAGATGGTCGCAACTTTTATTACAACGAAGAATTTGTAATGAAACTTGACATTGACGAAACTGTGTTCCTAGTAGGACATGAAGTTGGGCACTGCATATATGAACACTTCTTACGCAGAGGTGACAGAGATGGTATGCTATGGAATATGGCAGGTGACTACAAAATTAACGGTATGCTAGTACGTGAAAAAATCGGTCGCCTTATTACTACTGTTAAACCTTTGTATGATGCAAAATACGACACAGATGAGTGGACTGCTGAAAGCATATACGATGAACTAAAAGAGTCTGGTGCAATGGTACAACAGACAATTGACATTCATTTAGAAATGGGCGATGACGATAACGACAGCGAAGGTAGTTCGCAAAGTGAAGGTAAGGGCAAGGCTCCTAAGATTTCGAAAGATGATGCTAAGGCTATCTCAGACGAAATGAAAAACGCAATTATACAAGCCGCACAAAGTGCAGGCGCCGGTAATATTCCTGGAGATATTAGACGTATGATTGGCGAACTAACAGAGCCTAAAATGGACTGGCGCCAAATGATTCGTGTGTCACTTGAAAGCAACTTAGTATCCGATTTTACCTTTATGCGTCCTAACCGCAAAAGTCAATTTAGCAATGTAATACTACCAGGTATGTTAAAGGACCAACAAATTGATATTGCTATTGCACTAGATGTAAGCGGTAGTATTAGTTACGATGATTCCAAAGACTTCTTAAGCGAAGTACAAGGTATTATGGATCAGTTTGAATCATACAAAATCCGTATTTGGTGCTTTGATACAGAAGTTAGTGGTTACGACGAGTTTACACACGAAGATGGACGTTCGATTACCGAGTTTGAAATGACAGGCGGTGGTGGTACAGACTTTATGCCTAACTGGACATTTATGGAAGAACAAGGTATTGAACCTGATCAATTTATTATGTTTACAGATGGTGAGCCTTGGGGCAAGTGGGGAGATCCAGACTATTGTGATACACTATTCCTTATTAAAAACCCTTACAGTAAGCCTGTTGCACCGTTTGGACAAAGTGTATACTATGAATCGCAGGAAAGAAAGGCTGCATAAATATCTATGAAAATTGTTAAACAGGGATTGACACTAAGCGATAATGATCTTCATATTATAGATGTTGCAGTAGTAACTAAAATGATGAAGAATCGCTTAGTAGTAGAATTCAACGACGAGCCGGATTTAGACAGTTTAGACTTTAGTGGCTGCACTGGCTTTCATTACATAAAAAGTTTAGGTAAAAAGTTGTATCAATTTTGGTTTGAAGAAGCAACCGATTTTGATACATTTTATTCAAATCTTATAGCGTATAAAATGTCAATTGATAATAGTGATAAATAAGTACGTATATAATTAATAGTCAATAGGAGTATAATATGGCTGAAGAAAATCAAAACCCAGAAACAGAAGCGGAAGCACCTGCAGCAGAAGCACAGACAGTTGCACCAAGTTTAGGTGTAGCAGACTTGCAAAATGCAGCACAAGTTATTGACTTAGCAATGCAACGTGGTGCATTCCGTGCTGCGGAGGCTGCACAAGTAGGTGTTGTATACAATCGTTTAACAGCATTTATTACAAGTGTACAAGATCAACAAAAAGATCAAAATGAAGAAGCCGCAGCCGAAGAAACAGCATAAGGAGGCTTATCATGGCAAATTTAAAACACATCGGGCAAGTAACTAACACAGGTATTAAATGTGTAGTTCTGTTCCGTGAAATCTACGACGACCGTGGTAATGTACAGGATCACGACCATTGTTTAGTAGTAGAAACTGACAGACTACCAGATTATGCACACGACGATGTTGTTCGTGTAGTAGAGTCAGTAGCAGGACAAGAAGCCAACGAATTCTACGAAATTGCTAATCGTAGTTACTTTAGCGATGGTGCACCTATGTTACAAGAGATGCATAAACGTGGATGGATTAAAAAATATCCAACTACTAATATTACATTAACACCTAATCGTAGTACAGGCGTATTATTAAGTGAAGTTAACGAAGTGATTCGTAAACAAAAAACTGGTATGAGCGAACGTGACATTCGTAATACAATGACAAATGACACAGACCAGCCGCCACGCACACAGACTACATTAGATCCAACACAGACTATCGATCAAGCAGTGAATACCAATGAACAAGCATTAGATGATACAGCAATTGCACAAGGTTTGTTATCACAAGCGGAAACGTTTTTAGCGGAAGCAGAAAGATTAAAAGCACAAGCATACGAAATGGATCCAAATTTGAAACCAAAGCGAGGACGCAAACCTAAAAAAGCAACTGCTAATGCCGATACATAAAAAAGATCGAACATTTCAAAATATATTAAGAGACGCTAACATCGACGAAGTACCATTGGAATTCGTCGATCGTCTTATCCTTGTTTTAGAAAACGGTGACCGAGTTATATTTGAAGGAGAGGATTTACAAGATGTCGACGAGCCTAATATTGTACTTTTTATTTTAAGTGCAGTCGAAGACTTAGGTGAAGACTATGGAAGTCCTGTAAGTGATATTGAAATAGTAATAGATTACAATAAACTTGAAGATCAAATTAATAACTTGACAAAAAATTTATTGGACAAAAAGAAAGATGATTCGAGCGATACTAGCGTGTGATAATGATTGGGGTATAGGCAAAGACAATACTTTGCCTTGGCCACATAATCCAGCAGACTTAAAATGGTTTAAAGAAAATACCACAGGCGGTGTAGTTGCTATGGGTAAAGCAACTTGGGATAGTCTACCTAACAAACCTTTACCTAATCGTAATAATATTGTTGTAACAAGTAGTTCTGATGATTATAACGGCGGTGGCTATCATTATGTAAAATTTGAAACTGCTAAAACAGAACTAGTCAACATGAACAAACTGCAAGATGTTTGGATTATTGGCGGTGCACAACTTGTTAACGGATTGTTACCTATTATCGACGAGATATGGTTAAGCCGTATTCCAGGTACATATGATTGTGACGTATTCCTTCCACGTGAAATTATCGAAACGTCATATGAAATGTTTAGCAGTGAACGAGAGGGAGACTTGTGGATTGACAAGTGGAGACAAATATGAAAATACTAATATTTGGATTACCAGGTAGTGGCAAAACTACACTTGCAAAACCACTAGCAGAATTATTAGGTGCTGTACATTTAAATGCCAATGACATTAGAGAACACTACAAAGATTGGGACTTTACACCTACAGGACGTATGCGACAAGCAGACCGTATGCGCTTGTTAGCAGATGGAGTTGTTCGTGCAGGTAAGATAGCAGTTGCTGATTTTGTGGCACCTACAGATCAAGCACGTATGGAGTTTAACCCCGACTTTACTATCTGGATGGATACCATTAAAGAAGGCAGATTTGAAGATACAAACAAAATGTTTGTGCCGCCATATAATGCATATGTTGATTATCATGTAAGCGAATGGTTCGATGATACACATACGGTATTACTCAAAGTTGTTCAAACTTGGATGGAAAGAAATAAATGAAATACTTTGACACTCAAAAACCGACTGTACAATTACTAGGACGTTGGCAACCATGGCATGATGGGCATACTGAATTAATTAAAAAAGCACTTGAAATAACCGGACAAGTATGTATTATGGTACGAGATGTAGGCGGCATTATAGGAGAAGATGCCGGCGACGGACGAACTACAGTACAAGATGATAATCCATTTACATTTAATGAAGTTAGAAAAAACATTATCAATGCACTATATGATGAAAACATTGCACACAATAAACATTATATTATTATGAAAGTTCCTAACATTGTAGATATTAGTTACGGACGTGGAGTAGGGTATACATTTACAGAACACGACTTAGGTGAAAAAATACATCAGATTAGTGCAACCGAGATAAGAGCACAAATGAGGGAAGAGGGCAAACTTTGAAACAGTATTTAGATGCGTTACAATATATTTTTGATAACGGAGAAGAAGTTACTGATCGTACCGGAGTAGGTACAAAGAGCGTGTTTGGATATCAAATGCGCTTTAATTTACAAGACGGCTTTCCTGCTGTTACTACTAAACGTCTTGCATGGAAAAGTGTGGTTGGAGAACTGTTATGGTTCTTAGAGGGCAGTACAGACGAGCGTAGACTAGCCGAACTTACGTATGGAGAACATCGTGGCAAGTTAATAGACAAAACAACTATTTGGACTGCTAATGCTGACAAGCAAGGTGTAGAACTAGGCTACCTTAACAACAAATTTACAAAACACTTAGGTCCTGTGTATGGCGCACAGTGGCGTAACTTTAATGGCGAACACCCAAAGTGTGATCAAATTGCTAACATTATTAAACAAATTAAAACAGAACCAGACAGTAGACGTATTATACTAAGTGCTTGGAATCCATTAAAAATTGAAGAAATGGCATTACCTCCATGTCATACACTAGCACAGTTTAGAGTAATGAACGGTCGTCTAAGTTGTCAACTATACCAGCGTAGTGCAGATATGTTCTTAGGCGTACCGTTTAACATTGCAAGTTACAGTCTACTAACACATATGCTAGCACACATCTGTGAACTGGAAGTTGGCGAGTTTGTGTGGACTGGCGGTGATTGTCACATTTATATGAATCACTTAGAACAAGTCGAAGAGCAACTAACAAGAGACGAACGTAAACTACCTTACTTGTTTATGCCTCCTTTCTGTGATTTAGAAACATTACTAAACACAAGAACCTCAGATTACAAACTTGTAGGATATGATCCGATGCCAAGTATTAAGGCGCCAATGGCTGTATAAATATTTTTATGAAATATTTTACTCAGTTAAATTATCCAGAGTATGATTTAAAAACAGAGTTATATAATCTACTAGATAATAATAAAATTACATGGCATCATGGACAAATATGTATTACTGGAGTCGAAGATGATCCAGATAATCAATCCATTGGTTGTGGTAGTTTATACTATGACTGGGATAATTCGTACTATGATGATCAAAATAATTTTGTTTTACCTAAACGTAAAAAAATATACAAAGAAACAGATTTTAAAATATTAAACTCAGCGTTCCGTGGAACACTCTTCGAAAATGTACACAACATGCTAACTGAAAAACATACAGTTGGACGTATTAGGTTAATGAAATCAAAATTAAAAACTTGCTTGTCGTGGCATACAGATGATTCAACTAGAATACATTACCCTATAGTAACACAACCCGGTTGTATGATGGTAATCGAAGATGAAGTTATGCACATGCCAACTAACACATGGTGGCACACAGATACTACAAAGGAACACACTGCTTTTAACGGAAGCAAAGAAGATAGAATTCATCTTGTTGTTTGTTTAACATGAATAAAATTGCACTTACAGGACATACCAGCGGGTTAGGACTTGCTATACACAATCATTTTTCAATAGAATGTGTTTTTTCTAGATCCAATAACTATGATTTGCTTGATGCAAAAAATATTAAAAGTATGGTTAATGCTGCTCAAGACTGTGATATTTTTATTAACAATGCTTTTCCTGCAATTGCAGCAGATAAAGTAGAAGGCATGAGTACACAGTTAGATATATTATATCAAATGTATCAGCGTTGGGAAAAACACAACAACAAATTAATTATTAACTTAGGATCAAACACAAGCGACGGAATTAAAAAACATGTATGGCCATATGCTGCAGCAAAAGCCGCTACTGATAAAGCATGTGAACAACTATCGTATTTAAAAGATGGACCTAAGGTTTGTAATCTTAGATTTGGATATATTGACTTTCCGCATATTAACAAGATAGCGCCAAACGAAAAGAAGATATCCGTTGCAACTGCACTTAATTCTATACAATATGTTATTAACACCTTCAATGCCGGAAATACAGTCAGAGAACTTACAGTAATACCATGATCGAATTTGACTTGCCACCTGAGACATTAGAGCAACTTATCGAGTTATCAGTTACTGGTAAAGCAAGCGAAATGTACGAACTAAGCATTATAGAAGAACAAGAAAAAATAAAAAATATTATAAGTTCTTTTATTGATACAAAACATTACCATTATGGAAACTTGTTTTCACACATTAACCCATTTACAATACATGCAGATATATCTGACAAAAAACAAACAATAATGTTAATGCCTATATCTGCAGCACCATCTCAACATTTTATAGTATTTGATCAAACAATTAATAGTCCGAGTCCTGTAAGTTGGATTTGGAATATATTTGATGATAAAACTGATAAAGAATTAGAAGAAATGTATTATCTAAGTGCATTAAAAAGTAGACCATGTGAATACAAAAACATATCAGGGTTAACAAATAAACCAATCGACGATGGTTTAATGCAACACCTACCTTACAGTAAAGAGTTTTACTACAGTCTAAGCGGGAAAGCATGGCCATATACACCAGGCAAAGCATTGATATTTTCTGCTGTTCACCCACATGCCACAGGTATAATGCAGTCTCCTAAGATTGGCTGTACTGTACAGTTTAATGTTTCGTATGAGCAAGTAATACTTGGGCTGAATTCATCAATACAACACAACCGATTTTAAATGCACTCTGCACTGCAGTTCCGTGTATTTGACTGCTTTTAAATAGCAATGCAGCACCAGGTCTCCAGTGCCATGCAACACCTGTTAGTCCATGATAAAAATCTTCATTACCGTAAGGTAATAAATTTTGTATATCTGCAGGTAACGGCTGATCAGTAATTGCACTTACACCCGGTGTGTCTGCAGGACGTACATCAACTAATACTTCACTTGGTAAGTGATCGTTATCAGCATCACTAGTGCTCTGATGTTCAGGACCTGCTGGTTCATGTTTTTCGTGTTCTATACTACTAAGTCTCCAACTCATACCATGTGATGTAAACTGTTGATCAAATACTAGTAGACGCTGTTCTTGTTCAGTAGTCTTGTATAAAGGTACACATAAATTGTAAATAGCATTCTTTTTGTATCTGTCTACATGTAACGGAATTGGCTGTGTATGTGCATAGATATATGCTGTTTCCATTATATTAGTATCTAAGTAAGAACCAAACGCACGTTCACGTAATTCAGCAGGTACATTCATATAAAAAGGATCTACCCGTGTTTCTAGGTCAACATGTTCACGCACATAACTCATTAGTATATCAATTGTGTGCTGTTGTATTGCTACTTCTTGTGTCATTGTGGTAAATCATCAACACCATCTAAACTGAACATCAGTGCAATTCTAGGACGATTGCTCATGTTCACAACTGCATGTGGATATCCGATATTTAGGAAGTAAGCATTACCATCTTCTAAATTGTAGGCTTCTAGATCGCCGTCACGTTTAAACAAATTAACAACATTGTTACCTCCGTGGATAGGACAAATACAACGCACAGCATAACTCACATCGTAGTCAACATGAAAAGGAATTATTTTACCTGGTGCAAGTTTTGTAATGCGTACACGACTTGCAGGTGCTTTTAACTGTGTTACAACTTGTTCAAAGTAACTGCCTGTGTACTGTTCCGTAGGAACATTGTACAAGTGTTCTTCACGTCTACGCAATCTTTCTTTGATACTGGCTTCGTATGGCAATATTTCACTTGGTGTTGTTAGGTTAATTTGCTCAAAGTTATCGTAAACATTTGCTACCAGTTCCATGTGATTGTCACACAGCATAGGATTGGCAGTTCTAACATCTGTGTAACTTTCTGCCAGTGCATCTGCTGCACTGCGTAAACGTTCTAGATCAATATCCAAATTGAAATTATGTATAGTGGGCAGTTGATGCTTTTTTAAACTCATAGTATTCTCCTACTTGTTCTAAGTTTATTCCTTGTTGTTGCATTTGTTGTTCATAATCAACTATTGTGCTTAGTTGATGATACCGTGAAAACGGCAACGCCAGATCTTCATAGTATACAACTGTACCTTCAACAGCGTCTAACTGATCTTTTATAGCAAAAAATTGATCTAAACTGGCCTGCAAATCAACAGTGTTATCAATATTTATATCGTGGGCATATTCCACATCAACTATGCCAGCAGTACGCCAATGTACCAATTCCTGCCACATAAAGCTCAATGCCCAACGCCAAAGGTTTTTGCGTTTCAGTACCAACACTTGATCATTACAGTAAAAATCTACAAACCATGTGTTGTAATAATCAAATTGATCAGTTTGCAAATAGTTTATATGATGCTTGAACGTGTATTCACGTCCCAGTTCACGCTCACTGTTAAGCCATGCTATTTTGGTTGCTGTATCCCATTCGCTTTTTATATCAGGATTCAAAAACTCTGCCTTGTCATGTGGCTTGTACACATTGGGCAACAGAAGATTTTCACGGTCAATGTGCTCGTAGTAATAACTGCTACCCGAACGAGGTGCACTCAACAGTACCTTCATATATAGTCCTCAGCAGGCACAATCAAATCACTTTTGGGTTGCCAAACATAGTCAGGATCTTGTAATCTAATACTGTAAACATACTGTACAATTGGTCCTGTTTTGAACAAAAAGTCTGGTTCTAACTGTAAACTGTTATACCATTCACCCGTTGTCCATTCATTGAAACTGCTAACAGTCATACGTTTTTTACGTTGATACAGTGCATTGATTGCACGTTTTGTAATGTCATGTGTAACGTACAGTATTTGATAACCTTGTTCTCTAGCCCACGGTATCTGCAGTTCTCCCATACGCAAACCACAATGTGTAAAACGATAGTCTTTTAATATATGATATCTACAAATTCTAACAGCAATGTCAGGATCATTTGTATAATGAGATTGCTCTGCTGCACTAATGCTAATTAGTTTATTATCTATAAAGCACATCCAAGTTTCAATACGAGGATCGTCTGGATCGTAATGTCTTGACTTGTATTTTACAAAACTATCATTACCTTCAGCAATGCATTGTTTAGCAAACTCGTGTACTAAAGGTCTATAGTAGTCAGGATCTTCACTGTATCTATAAATTGAGATGTTCTGTTGTGATTGCATATTCTTTATATTTGTTCCAACTTTTTTCTAGCAACTCGTGCCATTTAGGTAAATCGTAAACACCATGTAATACCAATTGCACTCGCTCACGCATTTCAAATCCACGGTCAACACCATGTTCATATACTGCACCATCATATGCAAATGCATTTGTTTCTGGAGGTAACATAGGATAAACTTGTGTAGCATCACTATCTGGAGTCATGTAAAAATGTTCGTTACGCCAATCAGTTACTCTGCTCCATCTAAAGTGCAAGTGACTAGGTGCCTGTGTTTTAAGTATATCGTTTATTGCTAATTCTTCGTCATAGTGACAAGGTATTGCTTGTGGTGATTGTACAAAAAATGCTTGGTGTATAGTTTCAAATGGTAAGTTTTCAACATACTCAATAATGTCAGGAAATGCTTCTGTTGCAAAGCCATACCAGTCTGGATTAGCACCGGCTTGCCCGCACATGTTTGGTTTTAAAAATGTTAACTGTCCTACATTACGAGTTTGATAATAGTATTCTTGTAAAGTTGGATCTTCTGCTAAATCTGCTACTAAATCCATATCAACATCTAAGTAAGGTAAATCAACTGGTGTCCATACCATATCACGATATCCTGTATATTCATCATTTAATGAAAGATATTCGTAACTTGGACGATCTACTTTAACTAATGTACCAGGATCATCATTGATATAGCGCCTAATAGGTTCGCCATTTTCATAATATTCTATTTCGTTTTTTACTATACGAAAGTTATCTGTATTGTACATCTAATATTGTCCTATGTCCTACAGGTATGTTTAAATTAAATTCATACCTAAAATGTTCGTAACGATTAAAATAATCCAAATCAGTATACGGCAAGTCTTCTGTATTTTTATTATTTACTTCATGTATAATGGCACGTTTTGGTTTATAAAAATTACAAATACGTTCAAACATGTTCAATGGATCGTTGTCATAAATTAACACACTTCCAAACACAATAACATCACATGCAACTAATTTTAAATTATTCCAGTCTCGAATTTCAAATGTTTTGTCAGGATATGTTTGTTTAGCAAAATTTATAGGTTCCTCACTAGTATCGAAACCATAATAATCATATGTATGTTTTTTTAAATATTTGTTTACTTCACCTGTACGACATCCTACATCGACTATATGTTTACAATTATTTTTAACAACAATTGTGGCTATTGTTTGATACAGTACACTAGCATCAGTACTGTCTAAATAGTTCATTTCCTCAATAGTGTAATTCTTCTGCAGGTGTGATGTGTTGATAATCACAAGCAATTCTCCAAAGCAATCTATTCCTATCTAGAACAGGTGTACGCCTATGTAGTGTTGTAAACTGATCCATTAATAACAAGTCACCACGTTTAAAAATATGATGATACTGATGCTTACTTTTAAAAATAATAGGCATAAGTTTTTTGATCATTTCTTCATGGTCTATTTTCTTTTTACCTTCCCACGCACCAATGATAAAATGATATGGAAAGTAAAAATAACTTTTACCTGTATGCGGATGTTCGCCTACTAACGGACGTATACTTCCTTTATTTTTACTCATAAACTCTAGTTCAGGATCATCGTCGTCTAAGTGATACATTGTATTGTTTTGGAACTTAATACGTATTTTTATACTACGCCAGTATTCTTGTTCGTCCTTGCTTAGTTCATAAAAAGGATCACTAGTATTACATATGCTTAGTGTAGTATTAATGTCTTCTTCTATGCAGTATAGTCCAATTACAATTTTATCAATTAAGTGTCTACTGTTACCATTACTGTGCCATCCTAGTTCTGTATCTCCGAACATACCAATCTTTTTACCATCATCGTCACGTTTGCCTGTAACTAAAAATATCTCAGGATATTCTTTTGGATTCATAAACAAGTCAGGTGCTTCACATTCGCCAAACTTTTTCATTGTGTTAATATAATCACGTTGTGTTAAGTTTTGCTCGTGAAATATAGTCATACCAACAGTTTGCAATTCATTTGCAATAAGTTGTAAATCATTTATTTTAGTAATATCGTCTATTCTTCTATTAGGTTGCATGATATTGCTCCTTAATCAAATCGGCAATACATAATCTATTTGTATAGTTACGTCTAAACTTATTGTAACACGAATCGTCAGAAGTTGCAAGCCAAATTGCATCGCTAGGTGTAAGATTTAATTCTTCGCATATACTTGTTTGATATGGTTTAAGTGTATCATAAACTAAATTACTGTCTATGCACTGCATCAAATGTTCTCCTAATCCCATACTATAATAATTATAGTACTTGGCACTAGTATGCAATGGTTCCAATCGCTTGTCAGGTGTACGACTCCAGTAATATCCAATTCTATAATTACGTAAACCAAAGCATTTGCTAAAACTAAAAAACACACGTTCTACATTGTTTGGTATATCAATGTATTTCTTTTTTGTACTTAACAAGTATGCTAAATCTAATACAACAGGCATGTCTGTAGGAATTGTGCAATAGTTGCCATCATAACTTGTTGGATTACTAAGATATAAAACTTCTCCAGTTGATTTACCAGTAACCCATTGATAGTCATCAGCGGCCATTTTAATTGTACGCTTTTCTTGCCACATCCAATAATTGAGACCTTCAGTAATACCATTCAATGGATAAAAGTAATCAAATGTACTTAAATCACAATAAGGCTTTAAATAATCAACTATTTGACTTTGATGCTTGTGCACTGCAGTATAGTTATCGAATGTATAAGACTCTACTGCACTTATTACTTCACGTATAGGAAACGTGCGGATAGCAAGACTTTGATTTAATATTTTTTGAATTTTTTCCATAACTATACAGTTTTAAATACACCAATTTTTATTAATTGCTGTGCAATCCACCCACCAGTATCATATGTGTGTAATCGAATTTTTCTAAAGTTGTTGTGATGTTCACGATGATAGCCTTCACCTGCAATCAACAGGTTAAGCCATGGTACATTTGATCCACCTTCTTCACGATGTCCTACTGTGTTTAACAATCCAAAACCAAGTTTTGCATGAATGAATGGCATAAGTGCAAATGCTACAAAGAATTTAAAACTGATCAGCAAACTGACGATCCATACAGCCGTTACAATTTTAAACCAATGATTATGACAGAATACCAAACGTGGATTCTCATATAGATCTTTTGCATACTTGACAGGTATACGAGGAATATCCCAGGTGGTTAGTAGTACACGCCAATAACCTACGTGCTTTGCAGCGTGTGGATCTTCAGGTCCGTCGCTGTGTGCATGATGCATTCTGTGACTAGCAATCCAACCGATAGGTGAACGTATAACTGCAATCATAAGCATAGCAAGTCCAACTGTTTCAAACCACACCGGTACACGAAACTGTCGATGACAATAATATCTATGTAACAAAATACTTGCACCCCAATGGGATATCAGTGTTCCCCACAAGTATCCAATTGCTATTACCCAAATCCAATCCATCAAATTGCCTTTACAATATCAATACTTTCTTGCCAAGTCTGTGTTGCACTTTCAAAATTAATATTTGCAATCACACGATGCTGTGTACCTTGGTTGTATGCTTCGTGCCACTGTTTAACATTCCACAGCACTGGTCTATCAATTAGTGCATATCTACACACTGCTTCTTCATCAGTGAGCAGATAACGTTCGTTGTCTTTGTTGTAGGTTTTCCAATAGTATTCGCTCCAGTATACACCTATGCTAGGATCGTCTGGTATGTAACCATCTACATCCTCATACGCAGGCCAACTGGTAATAGTATTTTCATCACAGCCTGCAATTGGAAAAATTAAACTTGCAACACTGCTAGTATAATGATGTCTATGACAGAAAAACAAGTGCTCTACGCTTTTAAAACTTGGCTGTGTAGGATCACTTTGAAAGAACTTGATTGCACGTGTAAATCCTAAACGTCCTAGCATATCGCTTAATTCACGATAAGGTTCTATGTCTGCTAGATATACAACCTGCATAAGAGGTTTGTCTGGATCATAAAGTGCATAATGCTCTTTTATGTGTTCTTTAAAAAATTCTGATTCTGGCTCTTGTGTATAAATGTTTGGTAAATGTGAATATATTTCCATACACTGATCATGCATCCATTGTAAACCAGAAGTTAAATCTGGCTCGCACACAAAATTTGTTGCTAGTGTTGGATCTGTTAAAATCGGCATATTGCTATTTATTTACTTTTCTCTTGGGTATTTTACTATCTGCACTACTAACACATGCAGGTGTAGTACAAACACGTGGCCCATCGAACAGTTTAAATCCTGTTTCAATATTGCCTAATGGAACGTCATGACAACTGTAACTACGCTTAATACTACCATCAGGCTCACGGATAATGATACCGCTATACCCACTTTGACACATCCATCCTTCAAACTTGTTAAATCCAAAAGCATTAAATCTCTCCGCTTGATCCATGTACCATTTTTTGCCTTTACTATCTGTAAACTCAACTTGCATATGCCATGGTACGCTTTTATCGTTTTCGCCTATTGCATAAGGCGGCAATTCGAAACTAGGCCTTGGACGAGCGGCCCACTTTCGTTTTGACTCAGTATACGCCATTTGCGGCATTCCGTTCCACAATCGCTGTAACATTTCTTCTGTATAACCGTCCACGACTCTTGACGCCGTTGGGTCGGATTGGGGTTTAAGGGTAACGTTGATTCCTTGCTCGTGGAAGAATAAAGCATTTTCCCAATCTTTTTCAAACCACTCGGGAACCATGACCATGTTGATTGTAATTTGTACATCGTGTTCTTGGCACAAGATTAATTTATCTGCAAAGTCTTGCATCTTGTCACGTGTATTTAAGTGTTCTGTGTGTAAACTAGCGGTTATACTTGCTCTATGAAATGGTTTTGCACGTTCTACATAGTCTTCAAACCATTTCATAGGACGACTGCAGTTTGATGTCATATGGATAGAAGTATAATTAGTATTAGGCACATCGTCAGCCAAGTAGCCAAGTATGTCCAAGTACCCTGGATGAAAGGTAGGCTCGCCCCCAGACAAACTAAAATGAAAACTATTAAATCCGTTATCACGTGCTTGCCTCTTTATTTCATCAATAGTCTTAAGACATAAGTCGGTGGGTCGGTGGTCTTTACGATCTGATCGGGCGTAAGGCCAACAATAGCTGCAACGATAATTGCAAAACCTACCAAGTAGCCAACTAACAGTAAACAAATCTCTGTAAAGAAGAGTACGTTGTCCAACTTGGACAATGTCGTCATACGGAATTTTTGTGAAATCATAATCACTCCATTTTAAATCTTCATTCGACTCTGCCATCTAACCTCATTTCCAAATACTTAATAACTTGTTCAAACATTGTTTTCATATCAGGGTCGTTTGTTTCTTCGTACATTATTCGAACTTCTTTTAGTTCTTCTTCAAATAATTTTTTAACACTTATAATTTTATGATCAACCAATTTAAAATTCTCCAAACGCCCATTTACGTTCTAAACACCACCAACACTCGCCGCACGGAGTATACTCAAACTCCGGATTGTAATAATTGTGCACAGGCATGTCTTCACAACTTCTAGTTAATTGTAATAAATCGTTTACTGCATATTGTTTATACATCGATGCAATAAATCTTTTATCTACATTTATAAATGGTGTATAGTAATGGTTAATCCACAGTGGTTTATTTCTTCCTATACGATATGCAGGTTCCGGAGGATATAAATTAAATACATTTCCATTTATAGTTTTTACCGTTTCTCCCTCGTCAGGACATGCTGTTAGCCCTGATATAACACAATCGATATTTTGTTGCTCAAACAAGTTTTTTTCTACTGTATCAAAATATTCAACATTCTGAACATCTTTATAATACGAATAATGCATATTAATTTTTGTAGTTTTTGTTTTATCAATTACATAATTAATAACATCTGCTGCACGTCTACCATTCCATCTATGCTTTTCATCGTTCGAACAAGTTAGTACATTTATAACAACATCTTTGTTTTCAAAATATTTTACTAACATATATAATAAAATACTACTATCGGCACCACCACTACAACGAACTCCAATTTTTTTATATTGATCTGGTATAGAAAAATCTATAGTTTGATTGTATTCGTCTGTCAGTGTCATTATAGTTCTTCTTTAATAAAAACATCTCTTTTCATTTGTTTACATACTTGCATACAACGTGGTACTGGATTATCGCTTGTCCAACTATCTTTAATGCCTTGCCATATATTACTATTAATAGCCTGATCAATGCTAGCATTTTTTAAATTAATAGTATCATAATAATTGTTACTTTCGATTAATGTTTCAAAGTCATCTTTAACTTCTCCACTAGCAGTGTATTCCATCATTTTACTATTCAAATGACAACATGGAATAACATTGCCGTTATGATTAATAAAAATTCTTTTTTGATTTCCGTACTTACAACTAATATACGGTATCTCAGGCGCATTGTCAATCTCTTCTGTTTTTGCAGCCTTAACTGTGTCGCCTTTTGATTCTTTGCGATGACTAATAATAGTCTTAAACCCTTTAAAGCCTTCATCAGTTGCACGTTGTTTTGCTTCCTCAAGTTGATGCTCATTATGTTCAAATACAATAAACTGCCAATTACTGCGACCTCCTGCAGCATTAAATGCACGAAAGTTACGTTCTACTTTAACAAAGTTAGAACCTTCTCTATACACTTCGCTCAGTTCGTCGCTGCCGTCTATTCCCCAAGTAACTGCATGACTTGTACCTTTAAGGATACTAGCAAGTTTTTCCCACCATTGCTCGGTGCGGGTACTTCCGTTTGTAGCAATATTAATATGTGCTCCCCAATCTGAAAAGTACTCTACTATAGCATGAAAGTCAGGATGTGTTGTAGGTTCATCTACACTGCCGCAAAAATTAACAATTTTAATTGCAGGCATTTCTTCTTTACGAAAGCGTTCACGTATTGTATCTAATGTAATGTATTCTTTATTTAAAATTTTGTCTGCTTGTTTGCTAAGTTCTCTGAAGCAACCTTTACAACGAATATTACAAAAACTTGTAAGTTCAATATCTAGCCATTCAAGTGTGTCCATACTCCACATATTAAAATCCCTTAGATACCGAAGAAATACTTTCTTTAACTTTAGAAAAAAGTCCTTTATTTTTTTTACTTCTATGTTCAGTATTTTGTATCGGGTCAATACTTAACTCATTGATAGCCAAATGTTTTGGTTGCGTAAATATCCAATTAATGTATTCTGCTGCTACATCAATATCCATACAAGTCCTGCCAGGATGCTTTTCTTGATTATTGCTCAGTGTGCCAAAACTTATATAAGATATTTTTGGACCACTATGCCATACATTAACCAGTCCTAAACTATTACAATAATCACGTAGTGCTTTTTTTTCTGCATTATACAGCCAACTATTTCCTTTACTAGTTCTATCAGTAGTACTACCAATACATACAATATGTGCGTCATTCTGAGCCTTTTTAAGTGTTTTGTATACTGTATCTAGTAGTAAAGTTTGGTTAAACTTCCATAGTGCACTGTTAATAACAACTTTGTCATGATCTAAGCATCGATCAGCAAATGCTTCTTGTCCGTCGGTTTTAGTTAAATCAAACCCAGTTGCTCTACTACAAAATTCTGCATCTGGATAATGTAACAATAAACTTTTTGCAATTCCTTTTTCTGGATTTCCTGTAATAATCATTTTATAATCCTATTGTGTATGTTGTTAAATTTTTAGTTCTCGGTTCTACTGTTCTTACTAGTTCGTTATTGTCATCAAGTACATAGTTCCACGGAACTCCTGTTACAGGAACACCAATTCCTAATAATAATTCTATTCCACCGAGTTCAGATGGCGTTATGCCAACTGTTGAAGATATTAATTCTTTAATTTCACTATTTAAAAAACATTGGTTATAGCCTGTTTTATATCCCAATTGACAAGCACTTAACGCAACTGCTCCGCTACTAATTCCAATGGCTGTTCTTACATTTAAGTCCCATGGATCATAATGTCCTTCTGCATTTGTCATATCTGTAAACCCAGGACCTTGATGGGTATTAAACCACATAAAAACAACATGTGCATCTGATTGTGCATTTCTGTCAATAGTATCTGGATTGTCTAGATCAACAGAAAAGTTGTATAGTTGTCGATTAATAGTTTGGTCGGTAGATACAACAAGTCTGAAATATTCTACATTCTGTTTTGTAGGCATATTAGTTGCTATTTCTATTAGACCATTTACATGTTCAGTTGGCACGTTTACTGATTTGTCCCAATTGCGTTGACAATGATTTGCTGTTTTACTTGCTAATATTAAATTTTCTATAGTCATTTTGTATTCTCAAATATACTCATATCTTCAATATGCTGCGGAAGTATTTCCATTAGTGCACCACGTTCTATACTCTTAGGTGTACACATACCACATCCACAGTGTTTTCCTGGTCCCAATGGGCAAGTAATAATAGGCATAGTTTTGTTTTCTAAATTTTCTCGTAGTTCAGTAATAATATCATCACATTTACTAATACTTCCAATAGGACCACGTGTTCCATCAAACCGTGCTTGACAAGTTTGATGATGCCAAATAGTATCTGTTTGTTGTTCAATATGTAAAAAGAACCAGTTAACACTGCACTGCCAATTACTAAACTTAGCAAATTCTAAAAATGTACTTTTACTCCAACAGCCATCTGTGCTGCAAGTTTCCATTGTACGGCTACCGCAGCATGGTCTGCCTAGTTGTCTAGCAAGTTTCTTTTCTTCTGTTTTTTCTACTTGCACAGCGCCTGCTTCGTGTCCTACTTCTGCTTCTGCTTCTTCAGTAGTTTTGTTTAGTGCTGCATTTTTATTTGCCCAATAATCTTTCATCCATTGTAATTGTTCATCTGTGTAACGATGTGCATAACTGTTTTTACTATCTTCGTGTTCACCAATCATACGTGGCACGTATCCGATGCCATCACGTTCTAATCTAGCACACAATTCTGCACACTCGTCCCAGTACTCAGCGTGAAACATTACATTAATTTTAATAGGAAATTTACGTTCGTGCAATAGATATATGTTATTAATAACTTGTTGTTTTAAACTATTATGTGCTTCAGCATGATAACTAATAGTCATGAAGCCATAGTGTTCTACAACACTATTTGCCATTTTAGGACCAAACGCACCATTACTAGTTATAGTTAAATTCATATGAAATTTATCTTTGTGATTTTCTTTCCAAGTTGTTTTAAGCCATTCGCCAAACGGTAAGAAATTAGGATTTGCTGTAGGCTCGCCGCCGGTAAAATTAATGTTTAATCTTTTATTCTTTTTATAAGGAAAAATTAATTCAGCATAATCAAATATAAATTGTCCTGTCTTTTTCAATGTTTCAATATCAGCATGTGGGCTAAAGTTATCATGTCTGTGTGGAGGACAATATGTACA